CCGACGTTGACCTCACTAGAGGTTTGGCGAGAGGAGGACGTTGCCTTAGTCACCTCCGCCTTGATCGGCGTAGAAGCGTAGGCGGCGTGTGAGAGAGAGAAGAGGAGTGCTCCTGTGAGGAGGATTCCTCCTGCGGTTCGTGTGTTCACGGGTTTTTCCTTCCGGGTTAATGAAGAAGTCGGTCTTCCTCATACCATTATTTTATAGGTTTTCCTATAAACAATCAACTGGAAAACCGACTTCTCCGTGTTTGACTAGTAGTTTTGGGGTCTTCTTAGTGATTGTTGGAGAGAATGATCGAGTATTCGCAGGGTTGAGTGAAGCCTACAGAGCGATCACTCGGAGGAGTGTACGGTACGCTCCCCCAAAACTTGCTTCGACGCCTCCACTCTTTCCTCGAAACACCCTCATCGGGGTCCGTGTTGTTCCAATACGAGAAGTCGCTACACCAATCCTGCTCGTAGAGAGCTCTCGTGTACTCGTTGCATTCGGAGAACACCTTGAAGACGATTGTGTTCTTCTCAGGTCCACGCATGATTTGAACGTCGTAGAAGATGTCTAGAAGACTAAAAGTCCTCGTCGGGTGGTTCTTGAGCTCCTCCATGCGCTTGTAGAGGACTCCCACAAGGTCGTACGTAGTGCATTTGGCGTAGTCGTCGATGTGTTCGGGAAGAATACGCTCCTTGTTAGACGGAACATCCTTCGGGAAGACGTCGAAGTCCATGTCTTCCCACGTAGAATCGACGTTTTGACTAAGACCTTCCTCGAGTTTCTCTTGTTGCTTGCGGAAGTTGGTGTAGAAAATCGGGTTGATGACTTCACGAATACGGTCCGCTGCTTCGAAGACACCGAGATTTGTGATGAAGTAGTCGTATGCTTTAGTGCTCACTGTGACTCCCCTTCTCCTAGAACGTGTCCGGGAAAGAGACTACAAACTTTCCGTCCTCGAGAGGCGTGAGGACCGAAAGTCGAGTCTTGATGTAGTTTCGGTTGGCTTGAGAGTCCGAAATGACGAGTCCCTTCCCGTTGTGTGAGACAAGTTCACTCGGGAAAGAGAGAATCGGAGCGAGTTCGATCGGGAAGAAGAGCTTGAGAGTACCCCAAATGAAGTAGGAGCGTCCGGACTCAGGAGTGAAGTCATCGAAGTCGACTCCGAGAATCACTTCACCGCCGAGGTTAGAGACGTACTCCTCGAGTTCTTTGAGGAAGAGTTCCTCCCACTCCTTGTCCTTCTCCTGGCGTAGAGCCTTGTGTTCGACGAGTCTTAGAACGAGACGGAGTGAAGTGATGAAAGACCGTGTCGGGTCTTCGGGAAGCGGGTGAGTGAAGATTTGCATTCTAGTTTCTTTCTAGTACGGAAATGCGGTCGAGAAGCTCATTCGGGTTGGTTGAGGACCCGAGGAGAAGTGTCTTTCCATTGAGAAAATCGGATTGGAACCTAGCCCAGGGGAGAATCCTTCCTGTGAGAGGGTAGATTCTATGAGAAACGAGGCCGAAACCCTTAGAAGCCACGAAATTGGAGTCTTCGGAGAGTTGGTAGACGTCCATTTGAGTCAAGAGATACTCTCTCGCGAAGTGGAAGAAGTCCTTGATAGCGCTGTTGTGTTGAGACAACATCATTGTCGTCTGGACCGAGAAGACTTCCATCCCGGTTTTCGGGAGTGGAGAGACGAGATAGCCGCCCGATTCATTCTCAATGAAAACCGCTCCCTTGAAGTTTCTACGGAAGTCGTCTTCGCAGTAGAGTTGAAACCCTGGGGCAAGCGATTTCACTCGATAGACTCCCCCTGGACGCTTTTCTACTGCCGAAACCCGCACACTAGAACGGTCTACTGCGATGTGGTACTCCATTAGTCTTCGAGCTCCTTGAGGTAGTCGATCTCGTTGAGACGATCCGTCGGATCGGTTGTGAAGTAGTAGCCGCTCGGAACTTCATCGTCTCCTCCGTAGAATCCTGTGATTCGGTCGGCTACTCTGCGAATCTCGTATTCTACACGGTCCGAAGTCGCTGAGTCTCCGAACGCTTCCCAGCGTAGTTCATCGCAGACTTCGTCGATGTCGTTGAAGCAACGGTTGTCTTCCGAGATTTTGAGAGCTTCTTCGAACTCTTCTCGTGTTTCGATCACTTCTTCTCCTTAGAAGATGGGTTCTTACACTACTATTTTATAGGATTTCTTATAAAGAATCAAGTGGACAAAGAGAAACCCGCACCACCATTGAAGAGATGATGCGGGTTCCTTCTACTAGAGCGAGGACTTGTCGCTAAGCTTGTTGACGATGGCGGCAACTTCGCAATCGAGGAAGTGGGTAGCAGGGTTGAAGCCAATCGAGTAGCCCCATTCGTCTTCGTCGAGCTTCGTGAAGAGACGTCCGTCAATGAAGATATCGGTTCCGACCTCGAGTTCGCTTAGGTCAACGTTGACCTTCTCGTTGGACTTGGGTCCACCCCACATCGTAACTCCGGTGGAGACGTTGAAGGACTCTCCGATCGCGTCGGCGATGATCTCGTCGGTCTCGAAATTGTTTCGCATGATTGTTCTCCTTGTAGTTGGGAGGCCTCCTGTTGGCCTCTATACCTATATTTTATAGGAAAACTTATAAACAATCAACTGGAAACAAAGAAACACCCTCCAAACAATGAAGTCTAGAGGGTGTTTCTTAGAAGGGATCAGCGGACGAAGGGGTTAGGATAGACTTCGAAACGAAGCGGGAAGTTCGGGAAGTACTCGGCGATTGCCTTCGCATTACCCTCAGGCGAGGAGGTACCGAGACCATCCTCAAAGCGGATCCAACTCTCTCCGGTCCAAGGCGATGGCCTAGTGACCTGGAAAGAGGAAGAGCCGTTAACGACAATCACAGTTCCACTGGCCGCGTTACTACCAGAGAGGTAGAGTTTGTAGCCGCCGAAGTCGATGACCTTATCCTCGACGAAGATCTTGTAAAGCTCCTCTTCGTCCTCAATAGTGACGGAACCCGCCGGGCTAGAGTAAGGACCACGCGCGAATCTAGACTCATCGCCGTTATAGTCATCCAAAGTGATGCTAAAAGCGAGACTCGTGCTACTATGGTAGCTACCCATGAGGCAATCTCCAAGCCAACCACGGGAGGTCTTGAAGGCGTTACCGAACTCCCCGTCCTTAAAAGGCCAGCAAATACCTGTGCCGTTAGGGAGGCTACTGAGATTCACGATCTCGCCGTCGACCGGAGCCTTTCTACTTCTCCACGTAGTAGCATTCGGCTCTTCGGTCGTTATCGACCCCTCGGCCGTTCTCGACTTCTTAGCCGTCTTCGAAGAAGAGCATGCCTCGAGAGTTGCTTTGAAGACGTCAGCGATCTCGTTGATTTCTTTTGCGGTGAGCTTTCTCATGAGAGTACTCCTATCAACGGTAGCAGGGGAAGATCTCGAGACGGAGCGGGAAACCAGCCCTGGCGACATCGTTGGCAAAACTGTCGACATCCCAAAGCTCCTTGCCGTTCTCGTTGTAGAAGGCATCCGCCATAGCGATGAAGTAGATGGTCGAGCCGTTAACGCGAATCACGGAACACGGATCCATCGTCGCAGGATCGAGGTAGAGGGGGTAGTTTCTGAAATTGATGAGTTCGTCTTCGGTAACGGCCTCGAACCATTCGTCCTCATCCTCGAAGGTGATGGAGTCGACGGGAGAGGAGGAGGGGCCATACATGAACTTAAGGGAGTCTTCCTCGGCAAGAATCGAAGAAGCCTCTTCGTCATAGACGTAGCCGCCTCCGAAAGGAAGAGACCCGCACCAACCCTGCGAAGTCTTGAAGGCGGTACCGTAGTCGTTGAAGAGAGTCGTGCCTACGGGAAGCGAGGCAAGATCAACTTCGCTTCCTTCGACCAAGACTCCACTCTCTGCGGTCTTGACCTCTGCCGTCTTCGAAGAGCAAGCCTCGAGGGTCGCCTTGAAGACGTCGACGATTTCGTTGATTTCCTTGGCGGTGAGTTTTCTCATGAGAGATTCTCCTAAATAGTAGTGAAGGGTCCTTCAAATCTTAAGAGAAGCAAGAAGAGGGTTATTCCTCTGGCCAGTTGAGAAGTTCGACTCGACTGCCGTTTTCTACGATAGTTCGACACATCGTAGCGACCGTATAGTCGTCGAAGGTCGGGTTGTATGACTGAGGAGCAACCCACTCTTCGTAGAGTCTAAAGTAGTAAACCTCGCCGATTCGAAGAAGAGTACCCGGGAGTGCATCGAGAATGTTGATGAAGGTCTCAAGCCTCCCTTCACTCGCTCGAACTATGTAGTCACTACGCTTTCCAGTGTCGGTAGTAGGCTCGTCTACGAGGGCTTCGCGGAGCTTCTCCACGAGCTTCTCGAATTCTTCGGTGTTCACTTTCTTTCTCCTTCTTCGAATTCGTGGCATCCACGCCACTTACTCCATAAGCCCCACGTCAAAACGTTGAGAATGGTTAGTTCGGGATGGGCCACTTGGATTCGCTCTTCCAAATAGGCTCGGACACAGGCCATCCCACGAGCGGAATAACGCTTGCCTTGAATGCGATCCAGGAAAACTCCTGGTTCGTGAGTTTGACATCACCTCCATGCGCTAAATGCTCCCAAGCCTCATGCGTTTGAAGAACCCAAACGCCGTCCTTCTTGACGAACATGAATCTATCGAGAGTCGCGGATTGGCCTTCAGCGAGATTCTCGAAGTTCACCCAAACAGGTCGAGTGTAGAACATCGTCAAAGCCGAGATGGCGACGGGTTCACTCTCGAGCTCTTCGAAGTTTTCTTCGTCTCGAGCCTCTTCCACGAGTTCCTCGAGCTCCCTGAGATTCTCGATCATTACCCTCACCCTCTCAAGCGTTGGCCGGGACCTTGACGGCACTTCTCATGAGAGCAGGAGCCCCTCCATGCTTCGTGAAGAGTAGAGCGAGTGCCTTGTCTACGAGAGTCACGGCTTCAACCCACTCTCCGTAACGCCACACATTGCCTTCCTTGACGAAGATGAACCCCAAGTACTCGATGATCGAACCCGAGTCGAGGTGAGAGAGGTCAATATCCGCTTGAGGCCAAGGCCTCGAGGTCTTGTAGATGTTCATTCGAACCGTCGGGTCCGCGTCTTCGAGGTAGGAGAGTGCGGCATCGAGTGCTTCTCGGTCGAGTTCGTGAGTCGTGTAAATCACTCTTCTTCACCTTCTCCGGCAATGTTGAGGATCTCGACGATCTTTCCAGCTCGACGAGCTTCACGACACTCGAAGGCAAGACCTCCAGTCGTCATTGTAGGCCACCCGACCTCTTCCCGCCAAAGGTTGTCGCTGTAGATGTAGACTACTCCCCCGACCTGGATCTTAGAGCCGTCCTCCGAGAGGTCGAAGGTACGGTCGTAAATGTCCGTAGTGAGTGTAGACATGTCTACCTCCTCTCTCAAATACGCTCTACGGAGACTTCGTCGGTGTGTGGATTCCACGTAATGGAGACGAGGTGTTCCTCTTCGTTGGGTTTCAACCTCACCCCGACATTGATTCCGACGAGTGTCTCCTCATCTTCCTCATACACGTTGCCGTCGAGATTCACAAGCATACCTTCTCCTCATTTTCACTAGCCAAAGCTCGGAGAGCATAGAACGGAGCAATATAGTTCTCGTCCGTAGTCCTATTGAGAATGATCTTGAACCCTCCACGCCTATAGACGCGGTCGGGGTACTTCTCTTCGAGTTCTTCGAAAGTCGAGAAAATCACTTCCGCAACCCCTTCACGATTACGTCCGTGGAAGTCGCGTAGAGTTGGTCTCCATTCTTCGAAGCTTCATAGAGAAGATTGAAGAGTTCCACGTCCGAGTATTGCGAGTTTGAGGAGAGCCAAACTTCGCCACTCCAAGCCTTCAAGAAGAAGCCGCCATCCGAACTACAAAAGACGGTGTTGGCCGGGAACCCTGTGAAGTCTTCGACCGAGTAGTATGCTACGACTCCGTCATTCCACTTGACTTTGATCTCCCTCTTAGTCACGGAGTTCATGATGCTTTGAAGCTCTTCGAGGCATTCGTCGAGGTTCATTCGTCAACCCCCGGATCATAGACGCACTTGAACTGGTCGTTGAAGAGAAGAAAGTTGAACATCTGGTAGTTGTCAACTACTCCTCTTGAAGTCGTAGACCAATCTCCCTTGATCGTCTTCGTGAAGGTTTCACCTTCGTAAGAGAGGGTCGTCCCCGTCTCGAGATCGTAGAGTTCCTCCATGTTGGAGATCTCGAAGAGGATTCCGGCTTCGTTCTTGTCGAGAATCGTGATGGGCTCATCGAGGTCGAGTTCATAGAGGCTTTCACGCACTCGACTTAGCCTAGTGAAAGCGTCCTTGAGTTCTTCACGGGTAGTCATGTTTAGGCTCCTTCGAAAGTGTCGGGGATGAAGACGAAGTAGATGGGGAAGTCGTCGGCTGCGAGTGAGACGAAAACTGCGAAGAGTTCTTTCGCATCGAGAGGCCTATCACGGAAAGTGGAGACCCAAATCTCCGTGCTCTTCTTCATGAAGTAGTCGCTGTCGGCGTAGAGAAGGGTTCCGACCGGAAGCCAGAGAAGATCTCGATAGTTTGAGATCCCGAACCCTCTCGACTTCTCGTCTCCCGTCTTCCTCTTCACAGTGATAGGCTTCGAGAGTTTCTCCTGGGAGAGTTCACGGAGCCTCGCGTAGAGCTTCGTCGTGGTCTCGTTGAGTTCCTTAGCGTCCATTCTCTTCTTCTTTCAGCGATGTTCGGGACGGTAGGCGAGTCGAATCACTGCCTCATCGTCTACGGCTCGGAGAAGAAAAATGAAGAAGTCGAAGTCCGTGAGAGTCCGGTTATCGTAGGAAACCCAGAAACCGTCGGTCGTCTTCATGTAGGCGAGTCCGTAGAAGGTGATGAGGGTTCCGGCCGGAGCATTCGCAATGTCCTTGAAACTCCTCACCATCATCGGGTCGGCTTCGTCTTCCTGGCGGATGAAGATGTCGAAGTAGTTCGGCGTGTTGATGAACTCGAGCGACTCTTCGCGGTCTTTGAGTGTGGCTTCGATGATCTTGTCGTGGCGTCCCATTGCTCTTCTCTCCTCTCAGTGACGTCCGGGGTAGTAGGCGAGAGAAATCTCCATGTGAGAATCCACGGCTCGGAGGATAGAGATGAAGAAGTCGAACTCCGTGAGGAAAGTTCCGTCGTGGTAGACCCACATTCCCTTGTTCGTCTTCATGTAGGAGTACGTGTTGATCGTGATGATCGTTCCGGAAGGAGCATTCGAGATGTCTCGGAAGCTCTTCACCGTCATCGAAGCGGCCTTCTTCTCTCCGGGGATCGTGAAGTTGATCTGGTCCTTCTCGTTGAAGATCTGGGCGGCCTCGAAGCGTGCTTTCTTCGCCTCTCCGATGATCTTAGTGTAGCTCATTGTTCTCTCCTTGTAGTAGGAAGGCCTTCCTTATTGGCCTTCATACCTATATTTTATAGGATTTCCTATAAACAATCAACTGGAACAACAGGAAAATCATCGAGAAATCGTAAAATCACCGCCTCTATCCGCCTCTTTGAGAATCGCGAGAAAGACTTCACTATGTTCAACAAGAACGCCATCCCAGGAAACCCACCCAGGACTACACGAAGTCCTCATGTATTCGCTGTTGTTGATCCTAAGACGAACACCAGGAGGAAGACTACGAAGAGAGGCAATCGAGTGAATCGTGAGAGAAGGCTCATTGGGAGCCCGAGAGTGAATTACGATAGGTTCTTCGAGTTCTTTGCCGAAAACCTGGTCGACTTGAAACTTACACTCCCAATAGGATTCGAGAATATCTTCGTAGTCACTCATGAGAAACGACTCCATCCGGGTAGGGAGGCGTTTTGCTGCTCTTATCGAGAAGATTGAGAACCGCGAGGTCGGACTTCTCGGATTGAAGAAAACGAAGAACAGTCTCCATGTCTCCAGGAGTGAAAGACGCGTGGGCGGACATCTTCCAGTAGGACGGGTTCATCTTCTTGAACTCGAAGATGCCTGTTCGGATGACTTGGCCAACCGGAAGAGTCTTGAAGTCGTTAACGTTCACTGTGAAGCCACCTCCAGGTTAATGAGAAACGCCGGATCCCGGGAAGCGAGGTAGGAGTCAATGATAAGACGCACGACTTCGAAACTCGAGAGACGAGACCCAAGTCCGTTAATCCACGAGTCTTTCGGGAGACTCACCTTGAAGAGTTGGGTTCCATCCGGGAGTTTGATATGAGAGCCCACTCCGAGTTTGAAGAACTCTCGAAATGGGAGGCCGAACTCGCCTCCATGATCCTTCATGGGGAGTGGGACAAAAGAAGTCTCGAGACTCTTGCGGGTTTCATCGTAGAACTTCCCGATTTGGCATCGAAGTGCGTAGAGTTCCTTATTCATTTGAGCATTCACTTGAATTCCCATTCTAGAAGTTTTGAGCGACTACGTGAGCGAGTTTGATCTTGTCTCCGTAAAACGCTCGGGAGACGAGTTTGTAGAAGAGGTCTTTGTCCGTGATTTGAACACCTCGAGAGTCAACCCAGCGGCCTTCGAACCCTTCGAGTTTGAGAAAGACGAGTCGACTATTCGTGACGAGAACATCGCCTGGAACGAAAGTGAGCCAAAAGTCATCGTAGTTGTGAATAGGCTCGTCCAGGTCAATGATCTCGAGATTCACGTCATACTTCTCGGAGATGACCTCCTCGACTTCGAGACGGGCTAAGTTGTAGTCCGTGAGAAAACTCTGGAAGACTTCGTCAGAGATCATTAGAGAAGCCTCCTCTCACGAGAGCCACGGAGTCTCCGTTGAAGTAGTCTTCGGCGAGAGTGAAGAAGAAGAAGGAGTTAGACTCCTGGTTTCCGTAACGGTCGACCCACTTCTCGACTTTGCCGAACTTCATCTTCTCGAACTCTCCGTGAATGGAGGTGGAGATGATTGTCCCTACCCTCATTCGAGAGAGGTCAGTGAAACTCGTGATAGGGTCATCGAGGCCTGAGACCTTGATAGACACGCGTCCTTGAGGATCGAGTGCTAAGGCGTGGAGGTTAGCCATCTTGATGCGAGTCTCTTCGAGAAAGTTTCTAAGCATTGAGTCTCTCATAGTAGCTCCTTAGTTAGTGTAGAGGCAATGAAGTGTTTCTCCGAGAGCGACTTTCTTGACGAGAAAATCGAAGAACTCGAAGAGGGTGTAGTGTGTGCCGGTAGTCGAAACCCAGAACCCTTTCCCACCCATGCGAGTTAGAAAGAAGGTTTCGAGACCAACTTGCACTACGGTTCCGTAAGTGATGTGGTCAAAGTCGGCGGGACACTGGATTGAGAGTGTCTTGGCATTAGGGCTCGGGAAGAATTGGAGCCCTTCTACGCAGGAATCGAGGTAGAGTCCAAGCCTCTCTCGAGTGTTTTCGCTGAGTTTGGAGACGAAGTCGGCGGGAGTGATAGCGTTTTCGCTGTAAGACTTCCCGTAGACGGCTCGATTGTAGAGGAGACGTGAGACTTCTTCGAGGGCTTCTTCGTGGTTTTCACCATCGAGACGGTAAGAGACGAGTCGTGGGAGTTCGTCGATGTTGCCTGCTTCAACGCAGAACTTGTAGAGTTCCTCTTCAAAGGCGTCGAAGCGGGTTCCAGCGATCCCATCACTGTCTACGAGTCGACGGTCTACGGAGTGGAAGATGAAGTCGAGGGTCGGGTAGTAGGTCATTGAAGTCACCCCAGGAAGAAGCCAACGAAGTCGAGAGTGTTCACTTCGATGAGTCGAGGCTCACCGTTGTAGTTGACGTAGTAGTAGACTAAGTCTTCTCCTTCGTGGTAGGCGCCACATTGTTCGAGGACTCCTACGATGAGTTCGAAAGCGTCTTCGAAGTCCATCTCTTCGAATCCCCCGAACTTTCGGGCCTCAATGAGGATTGCGGACTCGAGTTCTTTGTAGGTAGCCATTGCCTTCTCCTCTCTAGAGCCACTCGATGAAGTCTGTGATGGCTTCATCGTTGTTGAATCGAGCGAGTTCCACGTACTCCCGAGTAGAGTGAACTCGGTAGAAGTAGTCGGAGTAGTGGAGCGTCTGGTCGATCGGGAACATTCCAGTGGGGAGAACTCGACGGTGGAAGAACTCGTCGTAGGAGAGGGTCTCAGTGACCGGGTTGAGTCCCTTCTTCGAAACGTGGATCGGAGTCCAGACGTCGTCCTTCTTGATTCGCATCCAGTACTCGACGTATTCTCCGTTGACCTTGAACTCCTGTAGGTAGAAGTCGACGGGAGTGAGCCAATCGGCGTCTTCCTGCGGAGTCTTAGGGAGAACCAGGTAGAGGACTCGTCCGTCGTCTACGAGCGCTCCGCCTTCGAAAGCGTTCTTGAGGTTCTCGTGAGTGTAAGTCCTCGTGAAGTTCTCGTAGATGACCTCGAAAGTCCTGTCCGGATTCTTGAAGACGGGGAGAACAGTGGTCTTGTCCGCCTCAACGATGAGCGTTTGCATGTCTTTCCTCCTTGTAGTAGGAAGCCTTTTCGGCTCCCATACCTATATTTTATAGGAAAACCTATAAATAATCAAGTGGAAACACAAAACTCCTCCCAACCGTTTTAGACTAGCCAGGAGAAACTAGAGTAAACCGATCGGGAGGAGTCGACTGGAGTCCTATATATATGGACTAGCTTAGCTGTCTCATAGGACTAGAAGGTTCTACGAACTAGAAGGAACCAGGCTTATGGTGGTCTCGGAGAACCTTGCGAATGTTCGGCTCGAAGAAGTTCGGGCCCTTCATCACTTTCCCGTCCTCGCGATAGATCGGCTTGCCATCCTCACCCAACTTCGAGAGATTGGAGCGGTGAACCTCCTCGAGAACATCGTCGAGTGGAATGCCAAGCTCAAGAGCCATACCATAGATGACGTAGACTAAGTCGGCTAAGGCGTCAGCGACCTCCACTTCATTGTAACCCTCGGGGTCTTTAGAAGGCGGAAGTGCGTTCTTGATCGTCGTCGAGTAGATACTCGTCCAAGTCTTGGAGCCGTTATCGTAGACTCCCGAGAGAAGTTCGCAGAACTCCTCGAGAATGAGACCAACACGAAGACTCACCCTCTCCGAGGAAGGACGATGAGGGGAATCATAGACAGGCATATCGTAGACGCGGTGAAACTCTCGAACGAGTTCGGACGGACGCATGAAAGAACTCCTAGGTGGTAGTGAGAAGGCGTGAATTTCGAGTAAAGCGCTCGGAGAAAAGATTGAAAGATCTCTGAGAGCAAAACCCATATGTGGACTCACCGGGGACTCCACAAGACTGCAATAATATCAAGGAAAACGGCGAGTGAGGCGAGAAACCCGAGAAAACCGAGAACCCTCGAGAGAAAGTGGTAGTGTCTCGAAGACGTCTCGGAGACAAGCATCACCGCTTTGAAGAAACACTCTCGGGAGAGAAGAAAGAACACGACTGCGAGAAGCGCGAAGAGAAACCCAAACGCGACTAAGATGATGGAAGACATAAGAGACTACTCTCCTTCGAGATTGACGGTTCTAGTGGATAGGTCGGAAAGCGGAGAAGAGACAAGACTCTCCAGAAAATCGGCGGGAAACTCGCACTGCTCTAAAGACACTCCACACTCTTGAAGAAGTCTAAAACCTGCGTAGGAAGGCCTATACTCCCTCACATAGACGACACGATCGATGCTGTAGTAAGCGATTTTCTTGCAACATTCTAGGCAAGGACTATCGGAAATGTAGAGAGTAGAAAAACCCTCACGGCCTTTATCTGCAAGAGTTAGAACGGCTTCCTCAGCATGAATGGTCCTCACACAATGGCCATCGGACATGAGGTGTCCAGCCTCGTCACATTGAGGTTCAACACCCGAGTGATTGACACCCCAACCAACAACAACTCCATCGATTGTCAGACAAGCAGCGACTCTACGACGATCGCAAGAACCCTTCGAACTTAGGGCCAAAACCCCCGCACTCATCAACGCGTCATAGAAGACGCTAGGCGGAAAGTTGCTATATATATATGGAGTGGGGTGAGAGTTAGTGTGTGTGGGGAGGCTCACAGTGTCTCCTCAGTGAAGCATTCTCTGAAACATATCTCTCCATATATCTCTTCTATAGTTAAGTTGAGTTTGAGGAGTGAGTTCATCGCGAGTTTCGGCTCGAGGATTTGAGTGAGTAAATCGCGAGAATCGAGTTCTTTGACTCCTCTCAGTGAAGTGAGGAGTTTGTCGAGAAGATCGGGGGCGAGTTTTGAGGAGAGAACCTCCGCGACTTCCGTGAACTGGATCTTATCGTAGAAGAGCTTTTGGGCTTCGAAGTCAATCGAGTCGAGAAGATCGCTTAATTGAGAGAGAAGAACTTCGGAGTCTTTCTTCAGGAACGTGTAGACTTCGGAAGAGGGTGAGCCTACCGCGAGTTTGAGAACCCCGCCCTTGATCTTCGGAGACATCGAGAGTGTGAAGTCTTTAGAGTGAAGATAGAGTGTAGAGGGTTGAATGATGACTCTATCGAAGTCGAGGGTTTGAGGGAGTTTCGCTGCGAGGGTTTTGAGAACCCCATAGACGGGAGCAGGACTTTCACGAGGGTAAGAGTCGAGAATGTTCCCAGCTCCATCTGTGTTGAGGAAGACGACTTTCTCGCGATTCTCTTCGAACCAGGTTTTGAGAAGAAAGTCACGAACGTTAACGGATTGCTTGCTCCAAAACGTTTGAGAGGCGTCGAAGAGTTTCACAAGAGAGAGAACGGCTTCGGAGTAGAAGTGAAATTGCTTCTCTCCAATGAGTGTGTCTACTTCTCCATTCGGGAAGGTTTCGAGAACCGTCAACTCTCCAAGAGACGCTTTGAAGACATCGTACTTCTTGAACTGGTCATATACTTCAGCGATATTCACTTGCTACCTCAATCCTCAATGATTTCGAGTTCTTCGGGTTCATCGTCGGGTTCGAAATCCGAGGCGTTGTCGAGTTTCGCGAGGATTTGCTTCATTTGATCCTCTGTGACGACTTCACGAACCGCTTGAATGATTTGAGAGAGTTGAGCCATAACCTCAACCATCGAGGAGTCTTCTTTGGCTTCCTTCTCAAACTCGTGAAGCGTCTTGGCGGCATCGAGACCATCACGTGCGGAAACGGTCTTAGGATTCTCCACCATGTTTTGGAAGCCGATTTGCATCATGGTCTCGGCGTAGGAGGAGTCCGTGACAAGTGAGTCCACCATTTTCTCGAGGCTTTGAGAGGCTTGAAGCGCTCTCTTCTCGAGACTCTTACGTACAATCCACGACTTCGGAGGCATGTGGTTGTGTACGTGGTTGTAGAGACTCTGGTAGGAGATGCCTTCACCGATTTCGCGGTACTTCTCGTTTTGAGGCTCGATCATCCGAAGAATCTCGGTGTAGGCGAGTCCGGACAAGACTAGAGTGTTGATGGTTCCAACGAAGTCTCGACCCTTCTTGCAAACACGGCATCGAGGTTCATAGGTGAACTCCGGGTTGCCTCCGCCGAGATTGACGGGAAGTGCTTCTTCGAGGGGAGTACCACCGAACACTTTGTCGTCGTAGGTTGCTTTCATCGGTCTTCTCTCGTCTTGCCCCAACCACGCTTACGAGAGTTCGGGTTGTAGGCTCTTGAGAAACTCCCGGAATAAAGGGAAGCTTCGGGGAAGCCGTTCTTGTTGTAGACCTCACGAGTTCTACGATACTCGATTTGAGTAGCCAAGAGAGTCCTCCTCTTCTCAGCTGTACGCTTCTCCGGAGGAAGATTGCGTCTCCACTCCACTAAGAGACCTTCGGTGAGGTCCTCTAAGTGTCCATCAATCCCGTATTTCATAACCCCAGCTCCTCGGCTAGAATACGAAGTCCCTCGGCGGCGACTTCCTTGATGTTGTATACCTTGTTGTACTTCAACCCCGTGAGAGTTGAAATGGCTCGAGAGTAGATGTAGACTTCGTTGACCGCTTCCCGATGAGAGTCATCGAGTTTCAAGACGCAAGCCTTGATGTCGAAGATCGTGAAGTCTTCACCCAGGATGTTGAGAGAATAGCATCCCTCCCTCTTCGAGAGTTCCTCCCAAGCGAGAAGACTCCTCAAGCATCCTTCGAGAATCTTGAGTGCCTTAGTCCTCTCCACGACGAATCCTCCATTCGCGAATACGTTCGAGAATCCTCACAACCTGGCGAGTCTCTCTTTGAAGTGCATCCGCCTTACTCCACAGGAAGTAGCGGAAGAAGGCTTGATAGCGTTCGCTTTGAGACTCTCGAGAAGCTCTCGCGGACTTGTCGGTTTGGGTACCATCCATGTATCCTTCGTAGAAGCTATTCCATGAATCGTCGGCGATGTGTTTGGCGAAAGTGGCTTCTAGGAGAAGATCGGAGACTCGCTGTGAGAGAATGATTTGCTCTCGGGAGAGTTTGAGAAGAGTCTCCTCAATGTCTTGACCTGTGAGTAGAGACCAATCCTCCTTCGGGTTGCCTTTACGGTCGAGCTCCCAAATGATTCGACCCTTCTCGTCTTTGAGAAGAATGCCATTCGAGTTCACGGCGGGTTTACGAACCATCACGTAGAGGTCATCCAAAGCCGCTAGAGTGGATTCGAAGACATCTCCGATCATTCCATCCGAAGCGGCCTTGATCTGGGAGAGAATGGCTTTGTCGTCTTGCTTCCAAGTGTAGGTGAGACGACGAAAGAGGCTATTCTTCCTGCGAAGTGAAGCGACTCCATCCGAGAGTTTCGTCTCGGTTACGTCGGAGTCGATGTCTTCCTGGTATTGCTTACGGAGTTTCTCAGCGATTTCTCCGTAAGGGTCTTTCCCCTCATCGAGTGAATTCATCCCACTCACCCTCCTTGAACCCCGTGTAGGCAATGGCAATAGCATCGAAGACGTCGGGCTTGACACCCTTCTCTTCTTTGAGGTTGAAGATCTCGGAGACGCTCTGGCGAACATCGTCCTTGGAGGCGCGGTAGTTGCCTGTCACGAACTTCTTGACGGAAACGGCCGCGTACTCCTTGTACTTCCTCTCTCCGAGAATAGCGAAGGACCTCAGGAAATTCTCAGTTCCAAGAATGCGATCTCTTTGACCCATGTGTTGAGTAGGAACACGCTCAACGGCGATGGCGTCGATGTGTCCAATCTTCTCCTCGGCTCTATCCAGGAAGTTACGCAAGGCGACCATCCCCTCGATCGTCTTCCCGTTGAGAGTCGTCTCCTTGAAAGTAGGAGAGAAGAGACCCGCCTTCACCAAGACACCATCCTCGAGGAAAGCGTACCCTACGTTAACTGCTCCAGGATCAATGCCTAACACTAACACTTAGTTCTCCTTCTCTCTAAAAGGGAGTTCGTTTTCGAGAAGATGAGTGACCCAAGCCCACTTTTCGTAGACCGGATCGAGAAGTTCAGGGGTGGGCTTGACGATGAACTCCTTCATGCGGTAAGGGTACTCGGTTTGCACCATGAGAATGATGCATCTCTTGAGGCCAAGCCAGTGCATGTAAGCGTTCATCTGGTAGACCCACTCCTTTTGGGGAGCGGACATCCTCATGAAAGTCGAGGAGGTTTTTGTCTTGATGTCGAGAAGAAAAGTCTCACCCGAGGGGTGGTCAATGATCCCGTCAACGTATCCTCTACCGTGAACCTCGTGGTTGTGGACTTCACGCTCGATGTTCTCGGGTTTGGCAAGTCCTGCTTGAATGAGTTGGGTTTGAAGAATGGCGTGGTAGGTCTTCCCGATGGAAGCGGCCATCTCAAGTCCCATACTACGATGTTGAGGCTTCACTTCCCCTAACCCGTAAGCAGGTGCTTTGGCCTCATAGAGTGCTTTGGCGGTGGGAAGACACTCCGAAGAAGGGTGAAAGTACTTGTCTCCGAGACCTCTATAAGGACCCGAGTCAACCGTTACGGTGTAGTGGTCAGGCCAATTGTCGGAGAGAATCGACTTCTCCAGGTAGGGAACGAGAAGTTCACCTCTACCAAGAGAATCGAGTAGTCTAGTTCCAATCACTGAGAAACTCCTCGAGTTTGTTCATCTGTTCGAGAACTCTAGTCTTCATGGGTGGAGTCTTGTAGGCGTCGTAGAGCTTCTCAAGAAAGTCAATGACCTCAACGATCTTCTCTAGATCCGGCTTGACGGGTTTGGGTTGCTCTTTGAGAGAGAGAAGTTCGGAGAAGTCTCGGAGAGGGAGTGCGATCCAATCCGATTTCTTCGTCTGTGAGCCTTCCTCATATTCGAAGCGGACGGGAAGTGCGAAGGTTTTACCCATCCCACGCGCCTTCTCCTCCCAAGAGTCAAGGAAGACTCTCTCAAGACTATACGACTTCTTTCTCGTAGCCTTGCAATCAACGAGGAGAGGAAAATTGCTCTCCGTCCAATGTCCCGGAGTTACGCCGTCTCCTGGATCGTTGAATTGGTTCCCTGAAGAAATAGTGAGAGAGAGGCCGAGTATTTCAGCGGCCTCTCTCTCGTGTGTTTTCCAGTCAACTTCCGGAGTTGAACCCTGATTACTCATGTCCTAATTATATAGGAATTCTTATAACCCATCAACCGGAAACCTGGAAAAATTGTAGGATCTAGCCTTCGTTGAGACGCTTCAAGAAGCCGCTCTCATCGAAATCGGATCCTGCGGCGTTGTCGATGTCGAAGGACTGGGCAACCCCCTGAATCTCGTGGCCCTTAAGCTTCGCGAGAACCTTCTCCTTCAAAGCCTCCTGGATCTCCGGATGCTCCTTCACAAAGAGAATCACATTGTCTTTGCCACGGATTTTGCCATCCGGGAACTCGGGGTAGGTGTACGTTCCTCTCGCCGGATTCTCGATGACGTCCGCCAGCATAGCCAAGCGAGTAATCTCATCGAGGAAGTCGATGCCAAACCCGTACTTCGACTCGAGATTGTAGAACCAGAAATACGTAGAACGCCCAGGAGCGGAGAGAGAGTTCTTGTGAACCTTGGCGACAACCGAGAACCCCACCTGCAGGTCATCTCCATCGACCTTCTCGAAGACCTTGCCTTGGCCCCTCTTGAGTTCAACACGGAGAGAGGCGGCGTGTTGCCAGGACTTGCCACCCGGAGTCATTAGACGGTGATAGCCGGACATGTCTTCACGGATCTGGTTGATACCAATCGTACACGTCTCGTACTTGCCGGACATGATCTGAGCGAACTGCGAGAATCGAGTGATGGCAAGAGCGTTGCCACCAATATTCCCGATCTCAGCGGACTTGCCTGTAACTCTCTGGGAAGGAGTACCACCGATAGAGTCGAAGACGGCGATAGCGCACTCTCCAGTGGAAACAGCGTCCGTGTACATATCGGTCGCTTGCTCCACGTGGTCCGGGGCTACTACGATGACTCTCTCCCAATCCTCAACGAAGGCTTTCACCCAATCAGGAGTCAAACGGTGTTCCGCGTCGATGTAGAGGCAAAACCTGTCCGGGAAGAGTTTGAGGCAATTGTTCACCGCGTGGAGAGTGATTGTCGTCTTGCCTACGCCTGGGGCTCCAGCGAACTCTACGACTCGGTTGGTGGGTAGGCCACCAACACCCGTAGCGTAGTCGAGTGCTAAGGAGCCGGTTGAGAAGGTACGGTAGGGTGGAATCTCGGAAGCGAGCATCGCCGACCTCTCACCGTAACGGTTTTGGAGTTGGGTCTTGAGTGATTCGAGTGTTGAAATACGTGCCATGAAAAAACCTTTTCTAACGAAAGAACTCGTGCTTGGGAGGAGTAGTGGTAGTACTCTCGATATCTCTCGTGTCTCTTCCCTATAATCAATCCACTAAATCGAGTGTTAGTTTAATAGGGTAGAGGACGAAAAACAGAAACCTAGTCCTGAAGGTAGTCAAGACGCAAGACTTCTTGCACCATGACACCCCGATCGAGTCTCTTGATTTCGAGAAGAACAGGTCGACCGACCTGGTAGAGAATCTTGTTCGGAACCCACTTGTTCGAGAAGACAGTCGCTGGGAAGACCTCCTCATTGTAGGTCACTTCGATGAAAGCCATCTCACCGTTTCGGGCTTGATGAGTGCGGAGACTCGAGATCATGCCACCGATTCTAGCCACCTCACCGACTTTGAGCTCATTCATCTCTCGAGGAGTCTTGAGTGCCATGGCGTCAAGAATGTCGAGATACTTTTCGAGAGGGTCTTGAGTAATGTAGTTCCCAGCGAGTTCCATCTCAATGTCAAAGATGACATTCTCGTCGGAGAGGTCGGGGACAAGAGAGTCGATCTTGTTCTTCTCATAGAAGTACGAGAGAAGTTTACTTCTATTCGGGTTGAGAGAGTCGAAGGCGCCGATCTTGATGAGATTCTCGACAACGGTCTTCTTCCGTCCACCTCTACCCGAAGTCTTGGAGAGGTAGTCATCGAGTGACTCATAGGGGCGATACTTGAGAACCTCCTTAACGGCGGAGGCACCTACGCTCTTGATGTCCCCAAGACCCCAGCGGATACCACTCTTGGTTAGAGTAAACCTCTCGTCGGACTCGTTTACGTCGGGAGGAAGAATGGGAATACCAGTGCGTCGAGCCTCCTTCACGTAGAGATTTGCTCTACCCGGATCGGTACGCATGAGAGCCGTGAGATACTCTCTCGGAAAGAAGTGCTTCTCATAGGCGCCCCACGTCGAGATCATGGCGTAGGCCTGTGAGTGAGCCGAGTTGAATACGTAGATACCCGCCTTCTCGAGCATCTTCCAACACTCATTGGCAACCTTCACAGGGTCGCCTACGCACCCTTCTAGGAACTTGGGGTTCTTGACGCATCGCTCGATGAACTTAGGCTTCTCCTCGAGCATCTTCTCGAAGAGCATTTTACCCATGATCTTGCGAATGCCATCGGCTTCTACGAGAGAGTAACCAGCGAGAACCTGGAAGAGCTTCATGACTTGCTCTTGGTAGACCGCCACTCCGAACGTAGAAGCGAGAACTTCGGACATAAGCGGGTGCGGAGTCTTGATTTCTTCCTCACCCATTCGGCGCTTCATGTAGACGTCTAGCTGGCCTGACCTCGTAACACCAGGACGGTTGACAGCGATGAGGTCAGCGATGTCTCTCTCGTTTTTCGCCTTGAAATCGGGGAGAAGTGACTTGAAGGAAGTCGTTTCAATCTGGAAAATACCAGTGGAGTCGCCTCCGTTGACTTGCTCCCAAATCTCAGGTAGAGCCATCGTCTCTTCGGGAAGTTGATAGAGACGCTTCGGGTCCTCTTCTCCGTGTGCAAGCCTATCGCACTCCATGAGAGTATCGAGATGGCGAATACCGAGAATATCGTACTTGATGAACCCGAGTTTCTCGACGGTGGGTCCATCGAACTGCGTGACGATCTCGTTGTTCTTGACTCGGAGAGGGAGTTGGCCGATCAGGGAGACGTCCGAGATTAGTGTTCCAGCGGCATGCTTGGAGGACTGGCGAACCATGCCTACCATCTCGGACATCTTCTCGAAGAGACGAGGGTACTTAGTAGCCCAAGCAGCGAGTTCACCTCCAGTTTCACGGAGGATTTGGTCCCAAGTAACCTCGACTCGTTCTACGTCAAGGTCTTTGACTTCGTTGATGACCTCGGACATCTTGTTGACGTCTGCGAGCGGGATTTGAAGAGCCCTACCAAGATCGCGGAGAAGACTACGAGGTTGAAGACGCGAGAATGTTCCAATACCGCAAACCCTATCACGTCCGAAACGCCAGGAGAGGTACTCCTTGACTTGTCCTCGGTGTGATTGAGGGAAGTCGAGGTCGATATCTGGTAGACCACCGATTCTCTCCTCAACCGAGACCACTTCGCCTACGAGATCTTCACCGAAGTCTTTGTAGTCGATCGACTTCTTCTTGGTCTCTTGAAGTTTGATGCGATCACCAGGCTTGAGGAAGCGTGCCATCACTTCACTGCCATCCTCGAGGAAGGCTCTCTCACCGGGGCCAAGAGTTAGAGTCTCAACTCCAACGTCAATGTAGAGAAGAGAACCTCGCTGAGGGTTGAGGAACCTCTCGAACATTAGTCCGTATTTAATAGGGTCGATCTCAGTAATGTCGAGTAGGAAAGCTGTTAAAGAGCCTCCACCCGAACCACGAGCAGGTCCTACGAGCCAAGAAGACTTCTTGAAAGGAACAGTCGCAGGATTCTTGGCAAACTTGCAATAGTCGGCTACAATGTTGAAGTAGCCGGGGAAGCCTTTTGCCAGAATAATGGAGAGTTCGTAGTCTAAACGCTTCCGGTAGTTCTCGAGAGTGTCGGGCATCTCAACGCCGGCATCGAACTGCTTGACGATCTTCTCCTCGAAGCCGGACTCTACGTTGGAGAGGAAGAGTTGCTCGTCCTTAATAAAGTCCCCAGTAATGAGAGGCTCGTGGAGTTTCTTGCTAATTTCAACCCCTCTACACCTCTCGGCAATCTTGGAAGTATTCTCGATCGCTTCCTCGATGATGTCGTCACTAATACCGTGTCGATTCATCCAGTAGTAGATCTCATCATCGTCCATGATCCAGGCGGCGGTTTCGCCTCTAGTATCGAACTGGTCCTGGTTCGTGGACATTGCCCAGACGATCTGGTGATTCTCGAAGTGGCATCTCTCGGCGTAGTGGGCGTCATTCACTACGATGAGTCCTAAGCCGAGTTCACGAGCGAGTCGAACTTTCCCATGGTTCATCTTGGTGATTTGCTGGCTCACCTCGAGGTCATGAGGGTTCTTGGAGTCGATCATCTGCCACGTGTGGAGTTCGAGGAAGAAGTTCTCCTTCCCGAACACGCTGATGAACTTCGAAACCCACGCCTTGGCTTCCTCGTACTTGTCTTCGACGAGGAACCGTGCCGTATTAGAGAGAAGACAACCATCGGAGGCGATGAGACCTTCGCTGTACTTTCTAAGCATCTCCCAATCGGCGAGAGGGCGATAGTAGAAACCCTCAATGTAGGCGAGGGAAGAGATTGCCCAGAGATTCGAGAGACCCTTCGAGGTTTCGGCCCAAACGCAATAGTGAGAATTGAGTCGAGACTTAGCCTCTTTGGTCTCTTCGATGGAGTCTACGACGTAACCCTCCATGCCGTAGATTGGAGTGATGCCTACTTCTTTGCAGGCCTCTTCGAGAAAAATGTGGCCACTCACTTCACCGTGGTCAGTGAGGCCAACGGCCGTTCCGTTAATCTCCTTGACTCGATCGGCGATTTGCTTGATGGAAGCATACCCGTCAAGAAAGGAGAATTCGCTGTGTGTGTGAAGTGAAACGTACTTACCCATGCTTCCTCCTCAGGAAACCTACTCCCCGCCTACATTGAAGTGGACGGGGAGTAGGGGAGAGATTACTTGGAGCGGTATTCGCGGATCTGGTCCTGGAGGGAAAGAGAACCAGCGGAGTTAGAGGAAGGCGCAGGTACCGGATCGCTGTCGGGTCCAAGATGCTTCTTGTAGTAGCCTTCGGAGCCGAGAATCTCGAGGTAGTCCTGGACGGAGAGGTGGAAGAGCTTAGCGATCTTGTAGCGGTCTTCGACCTTCTCGGGATCGCGGAGTTCCTCAACTACGTCACACGGAACGATCTGGTACTTAGTGTCGAGTCCGTTACCGTGTCGGGTGATGGCGTAGTCACGGTCCATGATCGTGCCGTAACGGGCGAAGAACCCGTTGAGGTTATTCCAGAAGTTCGTGAGAGAGTTCTGGACGAAGCCGACCTGGGGAACGGTGAGCTTTTCACCGACTTCAAGATCGAGGCCGAGAGCCTTAGCCTTCTCAGCGACCTCACTCGTAACCTCGACCTCTTCGGTGACATCGGAGTACTCGAACTCTCCACGAGAGATTTGCTTCTCTTCACGAAGAACGGCGAGGGAGATGGCGATGTCACGAGGACGGTAGGGGCGAGTGGTGCCATCCGCGTTCGGCTGGACCATATCCTCGCAAATGGGGCATCGACGGTTCTTGTCGAGCTCCTTGGTGCATACGAAGGTACGACGCTTTCCGTCGTTGCAGGGGATGTACTCGTGGAGACCTACTACGATAGGGTCGTCCGAAAGATTGCGGAGGATCTTGAGGTCACCCTGACCCGTAGAATCCTTCCAGTAGATCGTGAACCAGGAACCCCCTGAGTTCTGGTTAGTCGACTGGGCCGCCTTTTCAACTGCTCCGAAACCGCTTCTGAATGACATTGTGTTCTCCTAGGTGTATCTATGGGTAGGACTTTAGTCCGTACTACTAATTATATAAGAATTCCTATAATCCATCAACTGCTAGTTGCTTTTTAAGTCTCGCTTCACCTAGGAAGCTCACTTCCCGGTTTTCGAAACGCTTGACGACTTCTTCGGGAGGGAGTCCGGCAAGATCGTCTTCCTGACCCGTCTCGTTGACTACACTCACACTTGTGTAGTCGCTTAGTCCTCTCAAGAGTCTCAAAGCCCCACTCTTACCTGCTTGATCGTCGTCAAACCAGATGATAACCTTCGAGTAGTTTCGTAGAAGCTTGATTTGCTCGTCCGAGACTTTGGCTCCAAGCGTAGAAGCGAGTCTTAGACCGGGGAGTAGACCTTTCTCTTGGAGGGTTTCGCCTACGAGAACCGAGAAGATCGACTCTACTACGAGGACTTCGTCGGATTCTTCACCGCCCAGGTAGAGGACTTCACTCTTCGGGAACCCAGGCGAATTCTGGTACTTAGGTTGGCTTTGAGGAGGAAGCGCTCTCTTTTGCCACCCAACCAACTCTCCGTTCCAGAAGAGAGGAAGTGTAATGCGGTTCGACTCAGGATCATACCCTACTCTATGGCGAATGATGACGTCATCTGAGACGCCTCGGGAGGAGACGTAGGGGTGAATGAAGTTCCAACCATCGAGAATCTCGGGAGAGTAAGAGGGTAATATAGGTTTAACCCTATAATCAGGCGAGAGAAGTTTGTTGATCTCCTCAAGAAAGGACTTGGAGTCCTGGTCTTGGACGCCTCTAGAGAGTTTCTGGATGACTTTGACGGCACCCTCCCAGGAGCCTTCGAGTTTCTCTAGAAGCCAGAAAAGGTCTCCACCTCCATAGGCGAAACAATGATAGAGTTTGTCGTCAACGCTTAGACAAGCCGTAGGAGTAGAGTCTCCATGAGAGTGGTGAGGGTCAACTCGGTCGATGAGACAACTGTGAATCAACTCATCGCCGTTGGAGGAGTGTGAGAGTGAGACGTTATCGGCCTGGTAGTAGTCGAGAACGTCTTCGGCGTCTATGTTCTTGACGACCTGCAGGTATTGCCTTTTGTTAGCTCTCGCAATACTAGAAAAGCCACTTCTCATCACTCTACTCCAGTCACACTTGCGATGGTTCCACGAGACTCGATCTTCGTTTGCCCCTTGAGACTCCAGTTTAGAAGCCACTCTTCAGGGGAACCACGACGGATACCGAGAATCTTGAGGAACATAGAGTTGTTCGTGCGAAGTTCACGTGACTGTTGAAGACCAAAGACGATGTCAGCGAACTGCTCAATCGAGGAGGAGACGGCGAGGTTTTGCATGCCAAGCTCTTCGCCTTCTTGAACAGAGGCTCGGTTCAACTGGACCGCCATGATGGTCGGGAACATCGACTCTTCGTCTTCGGAGATCGAGGACTTGAGGTCCTCCATGATTTCTTCGTAAGCGGAACGACGATCTCGATAGTCACGTCGAGGCTTGATGAATGAAAGCTGGTCGATGAGAATGATGTCCGCCTCAACCTCTCGTGCTCTATTCACGATGGACTGGACGGTTCGGTCATCTCGAGTAGGCTTCTCAACGTAGAAGTGTCCAAGAGAAGCGAACTCTTCCTGGGCCTCTTTGAGGTGGAGAACCTCTTCACGAGTGAGGTTGCCGTTGCTAATACTCGTCATGTCCAAACCGCTAATGTAACCATCAAGGCGATCTTCCATGTCCGGAACGGAGACCTCCATAGAGACGAGGAGGGGAGTGAGACCCTTCTTTCTCGCTTCTACCGCCGATTTACAGAGGAGTTGAGTCTTACCGGTCTTGGCGTAGGCGGAGACAACAGCGAGTTCACCTGGACGAATGCCACCGATGTGCTTGTCAACGTCGGGGAGGCCAAGACCAAACGGGTCGGGATCGAACTCGGAGACTCGGGTAGCGTAGCGTGATTGTCTCTCAAGAACATTCGAGGAGATGTCGGAGCGGTTCTTCCTCTCCGTCACCGAAGCGAGAACCTCCCAGAGTTCCTGGTAGGCTTCACGTGCCGATTCGAGTGGGAGTTCGTCTAGGTCCTCGGCGGCTTTACGGAGAACGTTCTGGACACGAGTCCTCGTGAACCTCTCCTGGAGTTTCTCAACAACCCAAGTCAATGACTCTTCGGGTTCAACAACCTCGATAGAGGGGAACTCTTCGAGAAGAACTCTCTTGGTCGGAGTCTTGAGAAGGGAAGAGTCCTCCCAATACCGCTGCGAGAACTCGAAAGCGTTACGGTAAAGAGGGTCGTAGATGTGTTCGGGGCGAATACCGAGGTCGAGAATACGGCGAAGATGTCCTTGCTCGATGAACCCGAGTAGGGACTTGTCTAGATCGATCAAAAGATCGGCCTCCTTTCGCCTGAGAGAACCTCATTGATTTGCTTTGACCCCATGCTAGGACCTCGGTGAGTTTCCGGGGCTCGGAAGTCTTCGATATTCCACCAAATGCCTTTGTTCTTCTCGAAGATCAACGAGAGGACCTGGGGAGGGTAGATGGCTTCAAGGTCTTGCTTGGACTTGTTGGTGGTGATGAGTGTGGTTTGACCCGCCTGGGTTCTTCTTCGAAGAATAGTCTCGATGACCTCCTTCGCGTGAACCGTCTCACGCTCACGGCCTAGATCATCCAGGAGAAGAACCTCGGACTTGAACGTCTTCTCTTCGAAGAACTCTCTCCTAGCGTAGTCGTGATAGCCGTTGTCGAAAGTCTCGATGAGTTGAGTTGCAGTCGAGGAGTAGCAGGAGACACCGGACTTGACCAGGTCCTTGAGGAGAAGAGAGAGGAGCATTGTCTTACCAACACCAACTCCACCGCCGAAGAGGAGACCTAACCCTCGAGAGATCAACTCCTTGAAGTTGTCTCGGAAGAGAAGAGCGGTTTCGAACGGGCCTCTCTCCTCGGAGGTGTAGTCCACCCAATCGAGACGCTGGTAAGTAGAGCCGATGTTGGAGACGCTGTAATGCTTCCAGAGTTGCCATTGGAGTTGGCAATCGCACTCGTAAACGGTTCCACGAAACTTGTAACTCTTCTCACCACCACAAGTAGGGCAAAACTCGTCGGGGTCTCTCAAGAATCGAGGATCCGTAGAGGCGAGGTAGGAGACTTCACTATCGGTGAGAAACCGGTAGCGGAGAATCTCTCCCTTGATTGACCTCATTAGAACTCCTCGAAGATGCCAGAGACGACCGGCTTCTTGGCCTGCATAGAGACGACACCCGTCTCGTAGTTGACTTGAGTGGTCATATCGCGGTATTGACTCTCCTGCCAATCCGAGTTAGCCTTGAGAAACCATCCGGGGTAAATCGGACGATCGCCGTCAGAGTAGTGTCGATAGCCGGAGTCACGCCAGAAAATCCACTTGAGGAGGAGCTTAGGAGAGATGTCTCTATCCTTGAAGAGTTCGGTCTTCTCGAGACGGAGTACGGTGTTCCAGAAGAATCTAGCGAACTTGAGCTCTTCCTCACGAGGAATGACCCTCTTCTGGTAGGTCAAGCATAGCCAGGTGTAGTACTCTCCGAGACGACTCTTGTCGAAGTCCTCGACTCGAAGCGAGTATCTCTTCTCAAAGTTGTCAAGCTCTAAGAACTTCATTTGAACCTCCTGAAGTGTTAAAATGTGTCAGCGCCAGTTATCGTTCTTGTAGAATCCGTCGTAGACCTTGTTGGAATCACAAGAGAAGACGAGAAGTTGTGCAATACTAGTCCCTCTACGAACGTAGAGAGGAATGCTTGGAGTAACCGTCATCCCAGTCGAACCCGAGTAGCCGGAATCGTAGAGACCTACCTCACCGGAGGCACCCGACTTGAAGAGAGTAGAACGTAGAATAGAGATAGCGCATAGAGAACTCGTCAAGTGCACTTTCTCGTAGAACTCTATCTGGTAAGTCTTGTGGGGTTCAAGTTCGAGAATATCGTCGGACTCCACTTCAACGAACTCCGGGAGAATACGCTCCTCCTGGGTCAAGTCGAGGTGTCCTCGGATCTCATACACTCGGTGAATACGGAGGTCAATCGAGTTGCAGGAGATGTTCTCCTGGAGAAGATTGGTGACCACTCCGAGAGTGGCAAGACGCCGTGGGTTTAGAATCGCCGTGGTCACGAAAGTTCCTTCTCGACTACGGCGATAGCCGCTTCGAGACTCTTAAACGCACTCTTGAGGTCGTCCAGAGGCGTGTTGAGAGGAATCGTAGTTCTTACGACGGTCGGGTTGTTGAGCTTAATGGCGAGAATCAAGTTCTCTTCACGAGCGGTTTCGAAAAGCTCCCAAGCCGCTTCCTCGCTCTTGAGACGAAGAGCGAGCATTAGGCCACGTCCGTTGTATCCCTCAACAACGTTCGGATACTTCTCTGCCCAAATGCGGTATTGGGCTGTCATGAAACGGGAGCACTCTTCGACGTTCTTGAGTAGCTCAGGGGTGACCTGCTTGAGAATCTCGAGTCCAGCGGCACATACGATCGGGTTACCACCGAAAGTAGTCAAGTGGGAGAGAGGCGGGTCCTGGAGTTTCTCGAAGTTCTTCTTCGAAGAAATGACCGCTCCGAACGGAAGACCACCGCCACCGGCCTTACCAATAGTCGTGATGGAGGCTCGAACACTGTAGGTGTCCTGGGCGAAGAATTGTCCAGTACGGCCAAACCCGGTCTGGACCTCGTCGACTACGGTCATGATGTTGTTCTTGTGGCACCAGGTGAAGAGCTCATCCACGAACTCTTGGGGTAGAGCTCTACAACCACCCTCACCCTGGACGAGTTCGACGAACACGCCACCCAGGTTCTCAAGGAAGTCGGGTTCGAGTTCTTCGATTTGGGTGAAGAAAGGTTCGAAGGGGTCAATCCAGCGAGTGCAAGAGTCGTCTACTCCGAAGCCTTCACGGTACTTGGCGTTCCAGGTCAACTGCATCGGGCCGTAGCCTCGCCCGTGGAAGGCCTTCGTTAGAGCCAGGACGTTCTTCTTGCCTGTGATCTTGCGAACCATCTTCAAGGCGAGGTCGTTCGCCTCTGACCCGGAATTCTGGAAGAAGACTTGGCCTCCCTCGCCCCACTTCTCAACGAGAGCCTTAGCGTACTCGACCTGGGCGGACTGGACGTGCTCTCCATAGACCGTAGTGTGTCCGTAATCGAGTGCCTGCTCAACGAGTGCGAAGGTGGCTTTGTGATTCCTCGCTCCTAGGGAGTTCACTCCAATACCGGAGGTGAAGTCGAAGAAAGATCGAGTCTCTCCAACACCGGAGAAAGAGCCGTACAAGTACGGGCCCTCCGCTTTCTCTACAACGAGTCCGTAGGGGGACGGGGAGGTTTGAGCCACGTACTTTCGGAAATCTTGCTGGATGGTCACTTAGATGCTCCTAACTGTGAGTTGCGGAAGATGGAGAAGTTGAAGGGTTCAATGGCACCGTCGTGAGCCCAATCCGTAGTAGGCTCCTGGGACTCACCGATGAGGCAAATGCGTGTAGGCTTCCACTTCTCAAGAATTTTAAGAACCACTTCGTCCTTGAGTCGTTCTTCCGAAGCGATCGAGAGTGTAGAGACCCACTCCGGATTGAAGTCGTGATAGAAACCCTCATTGACGGAGAGTGTCGGGATGACGAGTGCACTCGTACCGGGAAGCGGGAAGATTTGACGACTAGAGAAGAACGGGAAGCGTCCGGAAACCTCTACACCCGTCGTGATTGCTCTAACGATTGCGTTGTCTTCACCCTTCCACGGATGACTAAAGGACCCTGCGACGGGGACGAACTCCATGAGGGGAGCATCCGAGACGATGATCTTAGTGTTGAGACACCCTGAGCCACCCTCTACGGAGACATCCTCGGCGAGGCCTTCAATCACCTTGACGTCCTTGAGATCCTCCGGAGTAACGTAGGCAACCGAAAGAGCGGGTCCATAGAAGGCAATCTTGCCGTGGAACTTCTCTTGGTAGAAGTCGAGAACTTCATGAGAGCCGTAGAGGATGAGGCTATCGAGGTCTTCGAATACGAAAGTTTCTCGATTGTACTCTTGAATGCCGAGCTTCTTGAGGAACTTGCCTAGAGACTCTTTGTCTTCATAGTCTCGACTCACTGAGACACGGAGTTCATCCGAGAAGAGGAAGGGGAAGAAGAGTGACTCATAAGGCGTCGTCGATCCGGTGGAGGCTAAGACCACTCCGACCTTCGTGGAGACGAGTTCAAGTCTCATCTTCTCTACGAAGTCGAAGACGTAGTCCGGAGCATCGCCTCCTAGATAGTCGTTAACCTTGTCCCTCACCCTCTTAGGGAGGAGGTCAACGGCCTCGAGATACTTCATCGCCTTCTCTTGAAGTGCATCCTTGCGTAGATAACTCATCGCCTTGCCCTTTCGGCTGAAATAGAACAACCCTTCATACTAGCCCCTGGAAGTCTCCCGAGTAGACGAATATGATTCTTGTCTACTAGTTCGGCTCGGTCTTGAGTCTTGAGAGCGACACAAGTGGAGTAGAGGCCAGGATCGAAGATGGTCAACTGGTTCGTCTCTTCGTCGATTCTAACCTGGACCCAATCCGGGATACGGAAGACCGAGTCAGTGCCTGTTCCCCAGAAAGGAGAGTTGAGTTCGGACATTCCATACTCGGTTATGAACTCGACTTCACCCTTGTAAGAGAAAGTCTCGTCGAAAAGCTTGACGAACTCTTCACGAGTGTAGTTCCTGGTGATGCCCTTATAGCCTCCAGTGTCGGTGACGATTGGGTTCTCTCCGAGGAAGGGTTTGAAGCCAAGTTTGCGGATCTCCTCCATGACGATGATGAAGAGGTAGGAGATCCCGTAGAGGAAAAGCCTGTCACCGTTAAGGGACCGGCGGGTCATCTCGATAACGAGGTTGGCCAGGTTACTAGCCACCTCGACCGTCACCTGAGGGGCCTTAACGAGTCGAAGAATGCTCTCCGGCTCAAGCTTCTCACGAATCCCTACGTCGAACATGTAGGCCAGAGACGAGTGAGTCCACTCGGTGGAAGTAGGGATGAAGGCGACAGCGCTTAGATGAGGAATATGTCCGTAGACTTTATAGAATTGCTTGGAGATAGTCCTATCGTAGACCATGGTGTCTTCAAGCGGGGTACGGGAGGAGTTACCTGAGGTACCCGAGGACTCCCAAACCTTCACAGGCTCAAACCATCCAGACTTGACGAGGAACTTCGACTCCTTGTAGATCTCGATGGGAATCGGAACGATGTCATCGACGGACTCCCACTGGGAGGCATCTTCTCCCTTGAACTCAAGGAACTTCTTGTAGTAAGGGTTTAGTTCGGCCTGGATCTTTGCCATCTCGAGAATAGTGTCACTTGTGTGAGACAGGTTGAGAGACTTAAAGGAGAGTTCCCTTAGCCATTCGAATTCGCTATTCATCGTCCTCGCTCCGTTCCCCAAATCGCTACGTGGACTCTCATCGAGAAGTTGTATCCGAGTTCGAGTGCCTTGTCGATGATGAGTTTGGCGTGTTCCTGGCAAGCCTCATGCGTTACACCCTCAGGCATAATCCATACGCTTCTAGGACTAATGCCGATGGTGTGGCAAAACTCGTGGACTTCGTCGAGGTCTTCGAGAGAGGCACAAACGAACTTGAAGTCCGCACTACGAGAGTTGAGCTCCTTGAGAACCTCAGGCCTAAACCGGACTCGAAGAGGGTTACCGGAATTCTCGAGCTTCGGAGAAACAGAGAAGAAGACGCGGAGGTCATCATCGAAGTGGGGAGGCTTGAGAACCCCGGCCGTTTCGAACTGGACCAAGCATCCCTTAGAAAGGAGAAGGTTGACGAGACCCTGAATCTCGGACGCCTGGAGGAGAGGCTCCCCGCCCGTGAGAACAACGAGGTCACCTAACTTGAGTCCGAGACTATCAAGCTTCTCGACAACTTCCTCGGAAGACATTTGATGCTCTTCGAGAACCTGGTTGTACTTGATACCCTCACGATGCTTTTTAGCCTTGTTCTCGGTGAAAGCCCAGGTGTAGGGAGTGTCACAGAAAGAGCATGCGAGAGGACAACGAGAGGTCCTCACGAAGAAGGCTCGACGACCCGTGAATCGTCCCTCGCCCTGGATCGTAGGCCCGAAGACTTCGTTAATGTTGAGGGTCATAGTAGTTCTCCTTCCTTAAGTTGTGTCTTGAACTTCTTGAACCCATACTTGTCGAAGAAGTCATTGAGGGCGTCGATGTCGATTTCACCGGGGAGAAACTCACAACTACTAAGAGGGAAGTTGGAGTAGGTTGCGAGCTCTCCACTCAACTTGATGAGCCGGTAATTGGTGCGGACTCGCTCGACTTCCTCTTCGGTGAACTTGTCGTATTCTTCGAGAAGAGCGTCGAGATCGCCGTACTCTTCGATAAGCTTCCTGGCTTTGGCGGGGCCAATACCCTTGATTCCTGCGATATTGTCGGAAGAATCACCGGTCAAAGCCCAAATCTCAGGCATACGACGAGGAGTGAGAGGAAACGCATCGGACTTCTTCTTATTGAAGATCGTCTCAGGAGCCTTACCCATGGAAGGCTTCACGACAGTGATTTTGTCACTGATGAGCTGGCGAAGATCGTGATCTGTGGAGACAATCACCGAAGGAACACCGAGTGCTTCCGCGTTGAGTGCCGCCGCCGCCATAATATCGTCGGCTTCGACGTTCTTCTCGCGGTAGTGTCGTACCCCCAGGAGACTAAGAGCCTTCTCTAAGGGACCGAACTGGGTGAGAACCCCGTCCTTCTCCGAGTGAACTCGATTTCCCTTGTAGTCCTGGTCGAGAGAGGAGCGATACTCGCTCTTACCCCAGTCAAACGTCCAGAGAATGTGGGTCGGCTGGAAAATCCGGTAGTACTTGAAGAGAGAGGAGAGTGCTCCGTAGACGCCTCCGGTCAACTCTCCATCGGCGTTCTTCAGGTACTCATATCCGTCCTCGGTCTTCCAGCGGTGAGCGAAGAAGGCTCGAATGAGAAGATTGTTCCCGTCGAGAATCAGGAGAAGAGGATCTTTACTGGCGGCCATAAGTCCATCCGGAATCTTCCAAGGCCTGGGCCCTCTTGAGTGCTTCAACGTCGCCAACGGCATCGAAGTAGAGAATAAGGTTGTGAAGAGACTTCACGGCCTGATCGGCGAGAGGCTTCCACTCGAACTTGAGTGCGGGCCAGTTCTTGTCACCCGAGTCTTCAACCGACTTCCAAGCGCTGAGATTGAGTCCGGCGGCAAACGGGGCGGTGGTATCGTTACTACGAAGGTTTGCCGGAACCTTCTCCTCGAACTTCTTGTAGAGGGAGAACTCCCAGAGAGTATTCATTCCCAGGAGGTGAATTTCCTTCTTGCAGGTCGCCTGGAAGTCTTCACTAAAGAGGAAGGCGGCACGTCGACGGGAGTGCTCCCAGGACTTGTGACCTGTGGAGAAGGAAGGGAGTTCGATGTCTGTCGGGGTTTCGAACAGGAGATCGTACGGGATACCAATCGTCGTGATTCGGTCATCTTCTTCGTACTCTCGGAGAAGTTCGAGAACCTTGTCTCGGTCATCTCCCTGGAGAACCGCCATGATTCCGGTCCCGTAGGGGATCTGGTTGTTGGAGTCATCCAGGAAGGAGAAGGTACGCTCTCGGGTCTTCTCGAGGTTTCCGAGAACATCCGGGGCAATGACCTCGTAGGGTTGAATCTCAGAGATCATATCGAAGAAGCGAGCTCCATAGAATCCCTCTCCGAGTTCGTCCGCTCCGTTGTCGAGGATTAGAGGAGCGGTTCGGTTCTCGTGGAGGCTCTGGGTGAGCTTGAGAGTGCGCTTCTTGTACTCCGGGGATTGCTCTACGAGGTGTGCAAGAGCGTAGGACATGGAACCAAGGTCCCAATGTTGCGCTGCGAAAGGTGGGTTAACTGCTGCTTTCATATCAACTCCTTACTAATATTATAAGTTTTCCTATAAAAGACTTCAACTGGAACAGGTTTTTAGGAACGTCTTTTCATGTTCGGGATTGAACGGAATTGCCTTGGGAAGGTTGAAGTCTACGCACCACTCCTCGATAGGAGCTCGATCACCACAGGCATGATCGAAGAAGGCTTGAACGAAGCAGAGACACTCCTTGAACTCTTCCACGTCAACCGTACCCCAGAAGAAACGGAACTCAACCGTGCCATGCTTCCGAAGACTACGAAGATTCACTCCCGTCCTAGGCGTAACCGAGTAGGTGCGACCCTTCCCGTTCTTGTGTCTCGGATAGTGGGCTTCTACGAGTTCGTCAATCGTCTCCGCCTTGAGAGCCTCCTCCACGCAAACAGCGGGAACAACTCGATACATCCAGGAGTTGACCTTCCCGCGGTAGGACTTCCAGTTCTTAACCGACTCCTCATCAAGCCCACCAGGGTTGGGGGTAGGCGAGAGTTGGTACTTGACGAAGTCCTTGATCTCAACGGAGTAGGTGAGAATCTTCTTCGCCTCCTCAAGTGTCACTCCACCGATGTGAATGTGGGTAAAGGAGCGGTAGTTGACTCCAGGGTTGCAAACCGACTTGAGAGTAGCGAAGTTCTCCACCAACTGGGAAGCGGTCAAGGTCGGAACCATGCAAATCTCACCACCCATGTGAGTGTAGCCATAGGCGGTGCCGTCCAGGTTGCAGACGTCGGTTTCTTTGTCGTCGAGTACTCCCAAGTAGCCTGGGAGTTCAATGCGAGTATCCCAGTCGGTCCATTCGAGTTCGGCTCCCCAGGTGTTGATCATTAGATGCGGCCTCTCTTGAAGAGTTCGAGAACCTCATTGCGAGAGTTGATGTCGAAGAAGAAGTCACCTTCCATGCAGGAAGTGACGGTGGGGGCGGAGGAGCTAACACCACGAGTACTCATGCAAGTGTGAGTGCCTCTCACGATGACAGCAATGTCACTTGCGCCTACCATCTGGCGAATCTGTGCCGCGACCTCGTTCGTGAAATCCTCCTGGAGAAGAGGGAGGTTGCCGATCGTCTTCACGAGTCGAGCCAACTTCGAGAGACCAACCGCCCTACCACCAGGAACATAGGCGACGTCCACATCGTAGATCACTGGGAGGAAGTGGTGGGGGCAAAGACCCGAAGCCTTGATCCCGGACTGGGAAACGATCCCGCGATAATCGGAGGGGAAGGAACTCAACTTGTAGCGGTAGAGTTCATCGGCCACCTTATCGAGAGGACGGAAGTGGCCGAGAAGGAAACGAGAAACTCGACCAGGAGTTCCAGCGAAGTTCTCGTCACTGAGATTGCATTGAAGACCCTTGAGGGTCTCCGTCATACCCTTAGTAGCCTCTTCGAGTCTCTTGTCTTCACCGGAGGAAGGAGCACAATCCTCACAGAGGAAGAAGACTTCCTTGTCGGTGTAGACGTGAGGAGCCATGTAGACACCCGAGTTGTGGACGAGGCTATTCACCTTCTTGCCACTTTCCAGGAGCTCGTCATCGGTCTTGCGGCAAGAGATGCAAACCCCGGAAGACTTCTCGATCTTCTTGAGTGCCTCCGCCGTGTAGGAGAAGAGAGTAGAATTCATGTTGTGTTGTCCTAGTTAGAAGTAGTTGTCGTACGAGGTGTGGAAGTAGATTTCATCGCCTTCGAGATCGTGAATGCGCTCTACGAACTCTTCCACGAGTTCATGCACGTCCTTGTCCGGATCAGTGATGAAGACGTAGGGAGAGTACTCACCGCTATCGAGAAGGAATCTCTCCTTGAAGGCTTCGTCGAACTTCTCTTCGACCTTACGATGGAACTCTTTGTCCTGGGGGCGTACGCCGTCGTCTTCGAGTTCGAGGAAGGAAGGCATCTTTTTAAGGACTCGGAAGGTAAAGAATTCACTCTCTTCCGCTTCGCACTCGTCGATAACCGGGAAGGAGGCCTCGCCACCCTCGGTTAGTTCGGCGTAGACTCTCTCGTCAATAGCACACCGATCCGAGATGAGGAAGAGAGGGTCACGGAACGAACCGTACTCGTGAATCTTCTCGTTCCTCTTGGTGGAACAAGCGGCAGGTAGAAGAGCCTCACCCTTCTCGCCATTCTCCCAACCTTGCTCTTTCATGACTTCACGAGTGAAGGACGGGAGGATCTCCGGCCTCCTCTTCGGATAGAGTCGCTCAAGCTTCCGGGAAAGCTCCTTGATGAAGGTAGTCTTCCCGGAGCCATGAACTCCAGAGACGCTAATGGCGAACATTAGGAAAGCTCCTTGAGGTTCTCAAGCGTCGACTTGATGAGAAGATAACGCTCCTCACTAAGACGTCCGCTGTTGTATAGATTCTCCGACAACTTGAGAACGAGCTCCTCGGAGAAGTCTCGAATATTCTTGTCGGTGCGTGGGATGTCGGGCGCTACACCCTCGCTATCCTTGAAATAGCCGAGGTTTTCGGCGGCTCGAACCCAGGAGCTAGACTTACCGAAAAGTCTAGCAACTTCTTGAGTCTTCATTCTATCACTCCCTGATAACAAAACGAGGAGACGACCAATCTCCGGGCTTGACAAAGGGTCGAAGCTCCTCAATGCTAATGGAGCCCGACTCGATTGCCTGGTCAAGTTTTTCGGAAGACAACGTGTAGGAGACGGAGGCCGGGATCTCAACCTTGTCGAAGAGAAGATCCAGGTTGTCCTTGAAAGCCTCCTTGAGACCCTCCGAGTCGATGGTCGCCTTCTTCCGAGCCCCACCCTCTCGACAGAACTTGACTCCATCGCTGGAGACAAGACGTCCAGGCATCTGGGACACCGGAGTGTCACTTTCGACGCCTACCGACTCGAACTCTTCGTCAAGGCTCGAGAAGACGTATTGACGGAGGAGTTCCTTCCTTGCCTGGAGGGCGTTGAGGATCTTCTCAGAGCGGTGGTATTCGGCGGCGAGAAGATCGACTTCCTCCTGGGTGAGCTTCCGAGGCTCATCGAGAGTGAGGTTCTCGAGAAGGTTCTCTTCGTAGTCGAGGAGAGCTGCGGAGAGACTTTCAAGAGCCCCGGACTGGAGTAGTTCCGTGGTCGTCTTCTTGAAAGACTCGATAGCGGCCTTCTTCGTCTCCTTCTTGGCCTTCTCAGGCTTTGAAGAAACGATCGTAGTGAGGATCGTAGCGAGTTCTTTGTTTGACATGATTGCCTCCTGAATGGCTTATAGGCTTCTCCTATACCATTATTTTATAGGAAACCCTATAAAAGGTCAACTGGAAAGGGGACGAAGTTGTTGCGTCAACATAGAAGTCAACTCTTCGACGGTGGGCTCAATGAGAGTCTTGGAGAGGTGGTCGACTACGAGACGAAGTTCACCATCCTCAGGAACGCCATTCCAGGAGGCACCAGCCGAACAACCCGGCTTGACCCACGCCTCCCCATTCACAGAGATAGTAGCATTGAGTGAGACGTCTACTCGAACTTGCGTAATCTCCGCCATTTTAGTCTCCGTAAGTTGCCATTGAAGTCGGAGTCTCGTAGAGGTGGACCCTCTTCACGCGAACTTCGCCCTTGTTGAGAAGGTTGCTCATCCGTCCGAAGATGAAGGCGGCGAGGTTCTCAGCGGTAGGAACGAAGGAAGAGACGGAGAGATTCCAGTTATGCGGAGTGTTCTTGAGCTTGAGAACCCAATTCTCCTGGTCGACTCCTTCGATCTTGTCGTCACCAGACACGTGGCTAATGCGGTAGGCGTCGAGAACCTCTCCGTCGCCTACGTAGATGAGGGTACCATGGTCGAAGAGGTCGTGAATCTGGGTCTTCATAACCTCCTTGAGGTCGCCGAAGTCGATGACCATACCCTCAGAGGAGTTGTCGGGATCGTCAACGAGAGGACCTTCGACCTCAACGAGAAGACGATAGCGATGGCCGTGAGGATTACGGCACTTCGACTTGTGGTTAGGGACGCGGTGGCCCATATCCCACTCAACTTCCTTGGTAACAGTGAACTTTCTCATGTTCTTCTCCTAGTTGGTGAATTGTGAACTTGTACAAACTTTATGTGCGTCCAGGTCATAGCGTGGTTCTACGAGTCTAACACTCTTCAACTTGAGTGAAGGACCGAAAGGAACCGGACTCGTCCGGCCTACGACGCTTAGAACTCGCGGGTATTTGCGGTCTAGAGAAGACCAATTAGAGCGAATCGCGTTCCAATAGGCCTGGTCTTCTCTAGAGGGGTAGAGTTTCCCTACCTGGACACGTTTCTTCCCGGAGAACACGGACAACGTAATGTAGTTGAGTAGAGGCTTGTTCTTCAATTGCCTCTCCTCGGACTTCTTAGAGAAGCCATCCACGAAGACGTAGAAGTGACTCCTCTCGGCGTAGGAGAGAAAGTCTCTACTAAGACCGGAGGCGACGTGCTTGAAGGTTAGGCTCGGGATGCCTTCCTCGAGAAGAAGATTAGCCACGTCTTCGAAGTGTGCTACGTCGGTGTAGAAGGGAGAAAGCTTTGTGCTTTGAGTACGACACTCCTCGAGGAAACTTCTCCTCGCGTGGAAGCCGAGTTCAGAGACCTGGATCCCGTTGTACTCGTAGACATCTTGGAGAATAAGGGTAGGCATCCCGAACTTTCTCTGCAAAAGGAGGGAGGCTTCGGGGAGGCAAGCGAAGACTTGGAAGGTTCTCACGGTGGAAACCGAAGGAACACTAATGCCTGAGACGGTGAGATCCTCGTTTAGACACCCGAGTTGTCCGAAGAAGGTGGTTCCATCGGAGAGTTCTTCGTTGAGCTCATTGGTCAACTCAGGTACCCAATCGGCGAGATCGACTCCGTTACCAGTCTTGAGAGTGACGACACCCTCGGATTTCTCAACGAGGACACCCACTCCGTAATACCAGGGAGTAAGAACCCACCCCTCTCCAGGGATAGAGTCCGTGGCCATTCCTGGCACTCCGACGACTTGGTGGATGTCTTTCATACCTATATTTTATAGGTTTTCTTATAAACAATCAACTGGAAAGTGCGCTCTACGGGACTCGAACCCGTACGCCATAGGCGGTGGATTTTAAATCCACTGCGTCTGCCAATTCCGCCAAGAGCGCAACTTCCCCAGACGCTGAGCACCGAGCACCCGGGGAAGAGTACCCCCACCGGGACTTGAACCCGGAACTCGCGGATTAAAAGTCCGCTACTCTGCCAATTGAGTTATAGGGGCAAGCTTCCGGACTAGGATTCGAACCTAGACCAAGGGCACCAAAAACCCTTGTGCTGCCATTACACTATCCGGAAAAGAGGAGAGACTAGTCGCAACCCATTTTTCACTCATACTAGCCTCTCCAGTGCCTCCGACAGGACTCGAACCTGCAACCTCGGGATTAGAAGCCCCTCGCTCTATCCGTTGAGCTACGGAGGCTAACTCTCACCCAGGAAGGAAAGACAAAAACTGGGCAAGAGGGTGACTCTCACCGGGCTTGAACCGATGACCTCTTGGGTGTAAACCAAGCGCTCTACCAACTGAGCTAGAGAGTCTTGAACTCCTTACGGAACTCGATGAAGAGAACCGACGAGTTCGTCGTAGGAACTAAACTTGCCTACGAGAAGATACTTCTCAAGGGAGAATCGTGCGTTCCTAAAGCCGGATTCCAGGACAACCCTACCGGTCGAGATGATCGGAGAGAGGAACTGGTAGAGGTAGTAGGCGTCTCGAGTGGATTCGCCCTTCTCGTACTCTTTAGTGAGAGAGTAGTAGGGGCTAATTTCACTGAGAACCCACTTCGCGAGTTTCGAGATCGGCTCACCCTTGCGGAACGGAGGGAGTTTCGCCTGGACAGCGAGTTGGATGCCTCCCTGAATGCCGTCCTTGGGAGCACCAGTGAACTTCTTCGGGGTGAAGACGTAGCCGGACGTGGAGCCTTTTCGAAGCATCGTCACGCATCCCTTGAAGTACTTGGAGAACTCGGACTCGGTCCAGGCTTCATCGTTGAAGTCGACCTTGTAGCCGAGTGGCGTGATCTGGAAGTAGTGAGGCTCATAGAGCTTCATGTCGATGAGGACTTCGAATTCGGGGAACTCGTTCATGATGTCTCTCCTTGGGAGTGAGGTTGTCTTCCTTATACCTATATTTTATAGGAAAACCTATAAAAGGTCAACTGGAAGCTTCACCATTTTCCGCCTGAAATGCAATGATCTCAAACTCGCATTGGGAAATCATGGCACGATAGAAGAACGAAAGCGCTTTGAAGAACTCGACTCCCTTCTTAGCGTTGGTGACAACCATGTGAAGTACCTGGAAGGTGACACCGTAGTCGGTTGGGATAGAACCACGAACGCGGAACTCCTCGAAGGCCTCTTCGTAACTCTCTAGAAAGACTACGTCGGCGTCTTCACCAGGATTCCACTGTGAGACCTTAGTGAAGAGACGAGAGAAGAGTTCGACTTCGAAGATGTCTCCTCTCTCGAGAAGAAAACTATAGAAGGCATCGAGTTCTTTGCCTGAAGAGGCGCTGTGTTCCTCTAGAAACTCCTTCGAAATCATTAGAACTCCTCGTAGATGCCGTAGTTTGTAGGACGCACGTACTTCTTTTCGCCGACTTCGACGAAAGCCTCACCATCGTGAGTCATGATCTTCTTGAAGTGACCTTCCTCGAGAACACGCCCACCAGGACCTGTCACTGTGTAGCCAGCCCAATCGCGGAAGTCATCGTCGGGCTCTTCGTACCTATCCGCATCAATCTCGGAAACGTACTTGCGTCCCTGGACGATGAGTTCTCGGCAATGTCTCTCGTTCTCATCATTGTACACTACGAACGTCTTTCTCGGGTCAACTTCGTCACGGAAGAGTTGTGCCTCTTCGCTGACTCTCTCGAGTTCCTTGTCGGGGCCGAGCGGGTCGACGGGAAGTTTGAAGTCGATTGTGGCCGGGAGGTTGTAACGGGAGGCACGGGTCCTGTAGAGGTTTTGCTGTTCCTTGTCGTGGTCTTTAGAGTAGGAGACAGCGATAAGGTTTTGCCTCTCTCCTAAGCCAAGTGCCTGGCTATCGTAGGAGCCGTAAGCCCCGCCGGTACGAGAGTGGAGGAACCCGTAACCGGAGGTGATGCTAACCTGTTGCTTGACAGCGATGTCAAATGTACTACAATCGCCGCTAGGCTCGAACTCGGACGAGGAGGAGGTCAAGCCGTTGAACTCGAGACGGTCAACAACGTCACGAGAGATCGACTTCTCCTTGATGTAGTAGGAGTCACGGAGGAGAAGACCGTGAGCGTCGTACTGGTAGCGTTCTACGTCAGGGGCTTCACTATCCCGTACCTGGTATAACGGTTGGCCAAACTCTCCAAAACGAGGGAAGTTCTCTCTCGGTACATGTCGATTCTCCGAGGAGACATGGTCTCGGTCCAGAACTCTTCGATCGGAGACGTTAGACTCCCCGAGACGATCGTTAGTGACTCGCTCATTCGTGCAGGTGAGATGAGGTCTGCTCGAAACTGAACAAGTCCAAGAAGTCGGAAGAAGATCGCTTCGGAGGGAGAAGGATCGACTATCTCTAAAGATACTGCTAGGTTCTGGAGAAAGTCCTCCCGGTACTTGAGCCGATAACCCGTCGAAATAGTCAACCCAACGCTTTGGATCCCGTGACTCTTTCTTCGTCGAAGTTCGGTAATCCAACCCGATAGAGCGAAGTCTCTCCTTAATACTACTGGGGTGGAGGGGTCTACGAGTGAGGGGTCCAGAAGATACAAACATTCTCCTTCCTTCGCGGCAATACTCTTTACCAGTGACTCGAGGAGAGAAGTCCTCAACCGTCTCAGGAACCTCGCCTGTCCTGCAATAGATCCGGTAAGCTTCGAACATCGTATCGTTTTGCTTCGAGAAGGCGGCATAGAGCTCTGCGGCGGGAGTCGTGGTCGGAGCGAAAGTGAAGACGAACCACTGCGAGTGAGAAGCATGGGAGGAGTGGTGGAAAGCTCCCTCGGGGAGGCCACTTCTCCACTCGAGAGTCCCTAAATAGAGGTGAAGAATGTGGTTCTTCTCGAGCCACTCACAACCGGAACGAACCGGCTCAAGCCACTCGGGGCGATACGACTCGCCCTCCATCCTCTTTGCCCAGAAACACTCCTGACGGACGGAGTAACTCCCGAGAACCCAACCATGACCCTTCTTCGTGATGAGTTTCTTGAAGAAGGGGTAGAGCGAAATGGCCTGCAACGCTCCAGACGGGCAACGTCCGTGAATGTGATCGAACTCGAGAAGGCAATTCGGGTAGAGTTCTTTCTCTACGAGGCTCAAATCAATGCGACCCCAGGTCCTCTCCTTGTCACCCCACTGGATAACTCTACAGTAGAAGGGGTCGAGCATGATGAGATCAAGAGACTTCACGTAGTTGTGAGTGGACCAAACCGTGCTCTTGGTCTTGTCGAGTTTCTCAACGATTCTCTCGAGTGAAAAGAAGCCGAGTTCCGTGACACTCTTAGAAAGCTCGATCCAGATTTGAAGACCAAGGAAGGATTGAACTCCCCTCTTCCTTGGGTCTCCGTTGTAGCAATTGGAGACGACATCCTCCATCCATCCCTTGGGGAGGAAGAGGGGAGTAGTGTTGAGGGTGAGTACTCTCTCCTGGAAGACCTCAGGGTTGATCTTCACGCCTTCGAACCAGAGGTTGTTCACCCAAGCACGGACATCCTGGATCTTCACGTGAGGCGTAGGAATGCGAGTGACTTCCTCAAGCTTCCTACCAACGTAGACGGTTCGAAGGTTCCCTTTGTAGACCAAATGACGCTTGAGACGGGTCTTGAAGAGTTGGATAGCGCCTTCTAGACCGTACTTCGCTACGTTCTCTGTGAAGAAGACGCGGTAGAACTCGACTGCTACGAGAATCTCATTGAGTTCAACGTTGTCCTTCTCGGTGAACTCGGAGAGCTTCTTCTTGAAGAAGGTTTCAACTGTGTTGCCTTTGTTCTTCCAGCTCGTGAGACTCTTGCTTAGAAGAATGTAAGGCATGTACACATCCTCGACTACTTTGTTGAGGAAGATATCTAAAAGTTGTGAAGTCATCTCGACCGCTTTCTTATAGAAGCGTTAGGCTTCTATTTCCGCCCCTCCGGAAGGGTAGTAGTACCCCCGAAAGCGATCAAAAGGAGAACTACTCCGGAGGGACGGGAATAGAAGACTAACACTTAGTTTTCTCGTTAGCTCCCTACGTCCGTCCCCTCCGGATCAGGAATGGTGGCCTTCCCTACAAGGAAAAGAAGACCACCCCCGGAAGGGACAGAAGTAAGGGGCTAACCTTGCTTAGTAGCAAGAGGGAGGCCCTTTACTCCCTATGTATAAAGTATATAGGTTCTCTTCGAAGAAAACAACTGCAAAACGAAAATTGCTCCAAATTGCTTAAAAACTCCCGGAAACTCAAGAGAAAATGCCAAAGGTTGTATGACATTAAGAAAGAACATTGTTATAGCTTCGCAGCAAAGACACTCTCGGAGAGGTGTCTCGGTTTGGTCAGAGCGATCGCCTGAGCCCTGCGAGGGCGGGAGCGTAGTGACTTTACCAGAAGATGAGAAAGAGAATTCTTCGAAGACGTAGTCTGAGAAGAAGACTCTTTGAGTCTTCGCTTACGAATACCCGATAGGGTATGAGTATAGTAATCTTTGATTACTAATGACACACAATCTTTACAATAACCGTAGAGAAGTGAGGAGGATCCGAGAAAGGGGAGTGCGCTTTCGTAGAGACTCGCGTAGAGGACAAAGAAATCCACCCTCCACATCGCCGTTGATGCAAAGGGTGGACGGCTAAAAAGTACGATCAGGCTTTGCCTTCCTTCGACTTCTTGAAGAGTTTCTTCTTCTTGAGCTCCTTGAGGAAGTCGAGTCCAAACGCCTCCTCCGTCATAGACTCCGAACGAGAGAATAACTCTTGAGTGCCTTGAAGCGAAGAGGAGAGAAGACGTCTTTCGTTGTTGACTCCCCAAATGTACTCTTCGACCGTGTCTTCGTAGTAGTAGAGACGCGATTCGAGTCCGTCCAGGAACGTGTCGGCCCTGTCGATTCGATCGTTTCTCTGCATGAGTGTATCGTAGTCGTAGGGGCAATCGAAGTTGATGACGACTCGTGCTTCCGGCATGTTCATTCCATGCGATCCTGCGTCAGAGGATAGAAGAACATTACACTCAGGGGTTGTCTTGAACCTCTTTTTAGCCTCCTCGTTTTGGAGAGTCGTCTGGCCACCGTAGTGAAGTGCGTGGTTGATTCCACGAGACTTCATTTCACGCGAGATGATCTTGAGACTCAAGTTCGTCCAGTGAGTGAAGACGATGACCTTGTCTCCACCCTCAACAATCGATTCCACGTCATCTAAGACTCGCTCAAGCTTTGTCGAAGTGGACGCCGAAAGCTTCTTGAGGAGTTTGGGAGGAAGTTCAAGAGCGAGTTCCGAAGTCGTCTTCAAGAGTGACTCACCCGTTAGGCAAGAGTAGCGGAGAAGGCGGAAGAATTCGAGTGTACGAACCGACTTACCATCGTAACGACGATCGTCTTCGAGCCACAAGTCCTCGAGGTAGTCGTAGAGTTCACGATCTTCCTTCGAGAGTTGGAGTGGAATCGCTTGGAATGACATCTCTTTGAAGTACTCGCGGACGCCTGGATCGGACTTGCGGATGGCGAGAGAGTAGGGAAGTACCCTTCTCGGGGCCAAACGCACTTTGTCTAGGCTATAGATGTACTTGCGATTCTCCTGCTCGATGATGCGACCTGTCCGAAGACGAACTTTGTACGTCCTCTTCTCAACATGGTCGAGGTAGTCCTTGCGGAAGTCCTTCAAGGTTCCAAATGGGTTCTTCTTCGACCACTGGAAGACCTTGAAGTAGCGTTCGGCGGAGTTGCCTACCACGGACGCCGTCATAGGCCAAATTACGGGCGTACAAGCCTTGAAAAGCGATTGGAGACCTTCACGTGCCTGGTTCCCGTTCACCACCTTCTGGACCTCGTCTAGTACGAAGAGAACTCGCTTCCCTTCAATGAGGTTCTTGAGGAGCTCAAAGTCGACCGACCTGCGAGCCTTCTCATAGTTGAGAATGTAGACGTTGAAATGCTCGTTGAGATCGTAGAAGCGCTTTCTCGTCGCCTTGTCTCGATCTGGGATGCAAGGAGAAAGCGTCGTAGAAGTCTCGTAGAGTCTCCTAATCTCAGGCTTCACGGTTCGAAGAGTGAAGAAGAGGACTAAATCGACTTCGCCTTGGTTGATGAGGTACTGCGATCCGGCCGCGGCAACCACCGACTTTCCTGTTCCTGTTCCCATGTTGAAGAAGTAGAACGGGTCACCCGACTTCTTTCTCTCTAAAGCCAGGTTGAGTGCGAGGGTTTGGTAGGGGAAGAGTGAACTCTCCTCTTGGCCTCTCTTGAGAGCGAGTCCGGGAATATCGAGAGGTTTGGTGTAGGCCTGGAGTTCGTGGTAGAGGTTGATGCTCTCCTGGGATAAGAGGACGTCTAGGCCTACCTTGTTGAGTTCTTCACTGACGTCTTCAGGGTTGTCGAAGGGGTTTTTGAAGAAGACGTGGAGGCTCCCCTGCACTGGAATGACTTCTAGTGGAAGTTTCTTTTGGCTAATGAGTGAGAACTTCTCGATGAAGACCTTTTGCTGTTTGGGGAAGTCGCCCTTTCCAGGTAGGATCACAGCGGTCTTCTTTGAGTCCGAGTCGTGGAGGAGGTTTTGGAGCTCCTCCATACTCGTGAAGACTTTCGTTGTATTCATACCTATATTTTATAGGAAAACCTATAAAAGGTCAACTTGACTACCGTTCAACTTCGTAGTGCGGAGTAATTTCGCACGAGTACACATAGTCCGTATCGCTCATCATGGTGACTTTGAGCTTCATCTTGTTACCGAGTTGAGGGAAGACGAGACGAGAGTTCGGGTCGAGGATAGCGTTCGTGGCATCGAGGTAGGTAGCCCCACCATCGTTCGAGAGTTCGTACTTGATCGTCCTCTCGAAGAGTTCAACAGACGAAGTGTAGAAGGGGAGGGTAGAGGTTGAAGTAAGTTGAAGAGTACGGGTCCGACCCTTTGGGAGATAGGTAGTCTCAAACTCTTCCCAGGCATTTGAGGCAACGCTGGTGAACGACACGGTTGAAGTCCCGTAGGAGAGTTTGTACACGGTTCCAGACTCAAGAGAGTAGACCTTCACTCTAATACGGAAGAAGCCTTCTCCAGACGGGATGAGGTTAAGGGAAGGAGCGCCGGACTTGATTGAGAGACGCCCGAAGTTCATGGTGAGTTTGCTCTCATCAAGAAGCGAGTATCTTCTATCAGGCCGATCAATGACCTGAAGACCTACTTGAGTGTACCTCGAAATAGACGGGAAGACATCTGAGACTACGGTTGCATTATTCCAATAGGCCGCTACGACTCCTTCACCCTTCTTGCAACCAGTAAACGTGAACTCTCCGGTCGAATAGTCCTCTACGCGGTAGGCAGGGAGGTCGGCGTTCGAGAGCCAATCCGCTCTAAAAACTTTGAGTTCCTTGATCCCAGCGAAATAGCCTAACTCAACGTCCCTCTTGACAGTCTTGATGTCGTAACGGTGTACGGAGGTGGTGGTGAATCTCTCTCGAGTGGTGAGTGTAGTAGTCTCCTTGGTGACGTCAGTGTTGTAAGTCGTCACAGTCGAGACGCCGATATTCGACTTCTTTCTCTCGACATGAGTCTCGGTCGTGTCAACCTGGATGAGATCCTCACCGGGGATTCGGAGTTGCTGGCCGGGGAAGATCCACCATCCAGGGTAGCGTCTCGGGAGAAGATTGACGCGGTAGTCGCTGTCGATAAGGCTCTGGTTCGCTCGGTAGATGTCTTGCCAGTTGACCCCGTAACGGGAAGCGATCTTGATGAGGTAATCGCCTCGTACCACTGTGTAGTATCGTGCTTGAGCAACCCACTTCACTCCACCCGTAGTGTAGGTTCGTTCGCTTTCGGAGGTTCGGTGAGAGGTTGACTTCTGCGCATGGCTTCCACGGTAGACCACCGACGATGCCTTCTCAGTAGTCCAAGAGATCGGATACTTCTTATCGAAGTAGACCGGTGTATTCGAAATCGTCCTCTTACCAACCTCGATTTCGAGGTCATAATTGCTTCTCTTCCGAGTGCGTCCACGGGAAGACGTAGAACTCGAAGATTGACTCTTCTCAATCGTCGTAGTGTCATTTGAGAGTGACCCATCAGTGTAGGTCTTCGTGTTGGTTGTAGTGGTTGTGTCAATGATTGTGGTGTTTGTGGTCTTGTAAGCGGTAGCGATTTCTCGAGCCGTCTTCTTGACGTCGATAGGGAAGGTAGCGTAGGAAGTTTCGATGCCCGGCTCCCAAATAGGGTAAGGCTCCTCGGTGAGGTTAGTGATCTCAAGCTTGAGGAACGTCATAAGTCTTGGTTGGGGGAAGAAGTACCACCCCTTGTGAAGCACATAGTCAGCCCAAATGGGAGTCCACACGAGAGAAGAGAAGAAGGAGGAGTCCATACCACCACGGGGAGTGTCTTCCTTCGCCCAATCGACCGCCAAAACCGCGTTCGTGAGAGAGGTTTCGGGTACTTCTCCGTCCTTGGACTCGATGACGGGTGCCGGGAACCAATACGACTCGGGGTCGGTGGTAAGCGTTTCCCAAGTAGAGCTACTCAACTCTTCTCCATGCTTGATGATGAAGTAACGGAGGGTTCCCTTAGGAGCTCTTTGCGTAATGTCTTCCCACTTGGTTATTAGTCCTATGTAGTATGTTTTTTCTATAGTCTCCTTACTACCAATACGAACCCGCATCGTAACGAGGTTGTTCTCATTCCTGGAAATGCTCCAGAAAACAGGTTGGTTAAAATCGAGACTAGCACCATAAATCATGATGTTAGAGTTGAGACTAAACGCCCTGCTAGGGGTTAGGGTAAATGAGAGTCCAGGAATAGAGAAGAGTGTCACAGTACTGGTTACCCTATTAACGCCCGTAATAGAGCCCGCAGCCCAAAACTTCTTGTTTTTGGGAGGGAAACCAAGCTTCTGGGAGTCGAGAACGACGTTAGCGTCGTAGAGACCTAGCTCGGTGCGGGTCCCCGTCAAAGTCTTAGGCGAGAAGGCCGTTTCGTCTAGTCTAAAAGACCCCGTGGGTTGGAAGGTCGAGTAGTAGAGGTTGAGTTGCTGTCCGGAGTAGACCGGGTCAATCCAAAGTCGGTCAATGACTTGACTCTTGCCTTGCTTGTCTCGACAGTCAACGTAGAGTCCTGTCACCGCTTCAGGGGAGGGTTGAGGAGCCGACTTCCAGAAAGTGGTCTCGTTCTTGTCTATGGCCTTGTCCGCGTCCCAGTCTTTGACTACGTGGGTGACGAAGTTGCCAAGCGAGTCCTTTGTGTTCGGGATCCCTCCCGAAGCATCTCGTCTCGTGTAGACTCGCCTCTTGATCTCGATGTTCTTCAACCCCAACTGGACGAGTTCATCGGGGTTTTCTTCGCCTTCAATGCGCCTCACAGCGTGGATTTCGAAGGAGGTAGCTACAATCGGGTAGACTTCCTCTGTGACTTGGATGAAACCCTCACCCTCGCCTACCCGCACTTGGAGTACTACTCCGTTTTTGTCCAAGACAGGGAGTGTCTTGCCGTCCCTATTGACGTAGAAGAAGGTGAGGGTAGAGGTGGTGAGTTTCACTTCGAACGAAACAACCCCGATGGAGGACGGAGTGTTGAAGTCGTATTGGAGGATCTCGACCGTTTCGTCACTTCTCTTGCGAAGGTGAGAGAGCCATCCTTCGGTTTTCGCCTTCTCGTCGTTCGTACTCTCGCTTTTTTGCTTCTCAACGAGCCAATACGGGAGTCCATCTACGCGGAGTCCGGACATTACTCTTCTCCTCCTCTAAACCACGGGGTGGTTGTTCTAGAGCTTAGTAGTTCTTCGGTGGCCAGAGAGTCGCCAGGCGAGTACTCTTTCTGTGCAACCTCATTCGAGATCGGGAGGCGGTAAGCCGTTTCTCCGAGGAACTCGCCGTTTTGCTCCTCGACCTGAGTCTTGAAGACGTCGAAGAACTCGGATTGGGACGAGTACTTGAACGAGTAGGCTTCGCCGTTCTGGTTTTTGGCGGGTGGGGCGAAAGGGGTCACACCGAACTTGCCACCGGGATAGTTGTCAGGCGAGTCGGCTTTAGGAACCGGAAGCCACTCCGTCCATTTCTGGACCGGAGCCTCGATCTGGTAGCTAGACTCCTTGACCCTCTCCGACGTTGGGGTCTTTTGGCTCTGGTATGAAATACGCGTAATGCCAGTGCCCCCGAGTCGTCCCTGGACTTTCACTTGCCTATAGACGAGTGAGAACTCCTGGGTTGAGTTGAGTGCAGTGGTCGGAGACTCTTTCTTCTCCCCTGACGAGAGCCAATTTCGCTGGTCCCAAACCTCCTCCGCCAAGTACTCGGGTTCCGGGATGGCGGCCAGGTCGGGGATGCCTGTGACGAATCTTTGCACTTCGAAGTACGAGTCGGTTGCCCCTACCCCGCCAGGAGTGATTTCTTTGTGCACCGAGAGACCTCGAGGGTCTACTGTGACGATGCTATCCTGAGGCTTCACGAGGTCGAGGAAGCGTAGGAGTTTTGCGGTCTCTTCACTACTCAAGTTGACTTTGTGAGGCGTGACGACGACCTCGTTGATGAAGCGTCCCGTTCCGTTTAGAGTCGCTGCCCTACCTAAATCTCCCGAAATTGTGGGGTTTTTCGCATACTTCCACACCTCAAAGATGTCGGCCGAGACTCCTAGAATCGCTTCACATACGAGACGAAAACCCTCAACCGTACTTGCTACAGTGCATGCCTCCAGGAACTTCACGGAGCGATTCTTGTACTTCTCATCCTTGACCTTGACCTCATCCCACTGGTCGGACGTCAAGCTATCAGTGGTGGGGTTGAAGCTATACGACTCCTCCGGGAGACGGTTTAGTCGAAAGAGGTTGGAGAAAAGTCCGTCGATGTCGCGGAACTGCAAACTCTCAACCGAAGCTTGAAGCCTCAAGAGAAGGCTTTGACGATTTAAGTCTCCGGCTCCGGCACTTCCCGAGAGTGCTTCCAGGAAACGGTAGAGGTGACTCCTCTCACTTCTAGAGTACACATTCTCATCGAAGTGATCCATGAGCTTTTGAGTACCCTTAGGAGGGAAGTAGGGTAGGGGAAGCGTATTAGACATCACTGCTCTCCGAACGTGTTCGTAGACTTACGCGTGAAGCTAAAGTCGTCGAATCGTGGCAACTCATCGTCTTCAAGCTTGAAGTCGAAAGTGAAGGTTTGGATCGTCGTCTTGTCTCCGAAGAGGCTTTGGACACCGTAGTTTTGTACGCCATCCGAAGCGCGTGGGATCCTCACGGCGTCGACTCCGACCACTCCGTGAATGCAATGCTCGATGTCGGATAGTTGGATCCAATCGCCGAACTGGATCTTAGACGCCCAATCCGTCAAAGCCTTCTTGATAGAGACGTCTACGGTTCGAGTGTCATATCCAGTCTCGTAGATGATGAAAGCGTTCGCTCTAAGACTCCGGTATTGGGCGGCGTGGACCAGGACGTCGGTCGTGATTTGCCTGTTTTGGTCTAGAAGCGCTCCGGCCAACTCCGGGGTTCTATCGTAGACGTACTCGACGTTGAAGATGCTTCCAGCGAGAGGCGGGGTGGGCCACTCAATTCCGCAGATTTCAAGCGACGAGCCTCTCTCAACCGTCGTAGACACCACAGGGTAGAAGTGGGTTCCAAGCTTGTATTCCTTAGAGGCCACCTCAATCGTCGACGGGAGGGAGAGAATCGGGGCGTGGCCTAGTCTAGAGAAGAGTGAGCCCTCCTTCGGGTTCGTGTTCGTGCCGAGTCTCACGAAGTTTTTGACGTTGAGGAGGTCACTTTCGCCGGACGTGAACTTCGACGTCTCGTTGACCGAAGTGATGTCGAGTACGGAGACCGGATCGCGACCCTCTACGAAGACGTCCACTTTGTTCGTGACGTTTTTGGCCGGATCGTTACGCGACTTAGTAGAGACGTACTCGTACGAGAGGGAGAAGGTCGTGCCGGTCGGGAAGAGTTGCTCGCTGATCGCATGAATGATAAGAGGCACTTTGTACTCGGGGTTGTAGTGGACTCCACGAGTGAGGTGTCCCTCATCTGTCTTGATGTAGTCTCCGAGAGGCCAAATGTACTTCGTGTCGATTCGAGGTACCTCAACGCGTTGGTTTTGCATTTGGAGTTGCACTTCACGACGTGAGATGGGTCCTACAACCTTGACCTTCGTCACTTTTTGGAGTTGCTCGATGAGAGCTTCGTAGAAGTCCTCCGTTCCAACAAGCGACCGGAGGAAAGTGTTGCGGAAACGCGCTCTAAGCTCCGAATCGGTTTCGGGGTCAACTCCTCCAGTAAACGAGTTGGCGTTGACGAGGGTCCCTACACCGAGAGAGGTCGAGTAGCCTACGACCGTTTTGGCGGGAGTGTTGCCAACCGTACCAACCACGGAGCATTCAACGTGGAGTTCCGTGGTGTTTTCGTTTCGGTTGATGAAGGCGGGGACGGTGACCTGGTAGTTGATTCGAGGCGCTGTGTCCGTTTCAGGGACGAAGACCACGGTTCCCGCCGGGATCACTACCGTGTTCGTGGCCGGAGTCTTAAGCGTGAAAGTGCATACTCCGGAGGCTCTCTTACCTTGGAGACGTCCAAAGCCGAAGAGTCCGACGAGTTGCTCGAGTTCAATACCCGTCTTGGCGTCGATGTCCCAGGAGGTGGTGGAAACCGCTGTGTCGAGGTAGGCGTTTGAGACCACCTCGGAGACCGCGTCGATGATCTTACGCTCGGGCGTACCGATCTCGGCGGAGATGGAAGGGTCGGTTACCTTCAAGTAGTCTCGGATGTCTTTAGAGACTTGCTCCGGGGTTCTCATTTCGCGCCTGCTTTCACCGTGTTGATTTGACCCGCTCCGTTTCGGAAGACAATGTCGACTTTGAGGGAATCGTAGTTCGAGTGGGGGTTCACCGAAATGACCTCGGCGAGCACTTCTTCAGGAGAGTAGAGTGAGGGATTTTCCCTCATCCCGAGTTGCTGGACCTTCTGGTAGTTTTGAAGAACTCTCACTACCTCGCTTTTCAGGAAGGCGATCTCCTGCGGTCTCATTGCCTGGCCTACGTACGAGTCTAAAGTCGACCCGTAGTAGGGGTGGAACCGGTCGATGCCGAAGACTTCACGGAGCCAGAGGGAGAGGTCTTGTCTTAGCTTCTCGGTTTTCGACACGAGACTCACTCCGGATGGAGTCACTGTGAGGTCTCCGTCCGTAATTCTCAGCGATCTGGTCATCTCACTCCTTCTTTACTCTTAGAGGTTCTTTGACTGGGATAGTTTTTCTTTTGTAGAACGAGGTCTACAAGGAGAACTAGGTCCTCTTACTTAGAAGGACCGTAGGAGGGTGCGTTCTTTAGTCAGCCCCCGAAGTCAACCCGTCGATGGAGGAGTCTCCAACCACAGAAGGAGAATTGATGGTTGCCGAAGTCGAGAATCCACTCTCGTAACTAAACGTGTGAGTCACCGCTTGGACGTAGACTTGCACTCCGTAAGACTTCACGTAGACTCTCATGCCCGGGTAGAGTTCCGGCATGAAAGTGAACCTCACTCGAGTGTTGTATTGCTCCGACCACTTTTGCATGAAGGTTTGAAGCGAGATAAACCACTCGAAGGGTCCACTCTTGACGTTCGGGACGTCGTTTCTAAGAGGACGCTTGCCGAAACGCTTCATGAAGACGCTTGGCCAGTCCTCGTCCGAGACACCGGGGAGAGGACTTCCCTTGACGACCAGTTCCCTCACGAAGTCGTTCTCGAGTGAGATAGTGTTTCCACCCAGGAGGTCACCGGTGCTAATAGACGAGCCATCTCCAGTTCGAGAGCCGAAAGTGAAGACGTGTGTGGTGATGGGGTCGTCACTAACGTCGATGCCAAAGTCGAGGATCTCGACGTCTTCCAGGTAGAGTTTCGCCTTAGTCCCGTAGAGTCCAAACGGGTCCGGGAAGAACGCTACGAACTCGCCGTTGGGTCCAGACATGAAGGACCTCAAGGAAGCGGCCGTGAATTGCTTGATCGACTTGAAGAGGGGTTGGTCATTGACGATAGCCTTGTCACCCTTGAGTGCCAGGGAGAGTGCATCCGCACGGAAGTTTCCGAAACGGTGCGAGAAGAGTAGTTCGTTCACTCGGTTCTTAGAAGCACCCTGGGAAGTGGTTCCTCCTCCGGATGTTTGGTCACCCGTAGTAACGTCGTAAGCCTTACCCACCTGGTCTTGGGGATCCAGGAACTTCCCGTTCCACCAAATCTTGAAGGTGAGCCTCTCCGCTTTGCCTAGAATAGTGCCTTGAGGGACGATTTGGTCTTTCTGGACCGAGACCTCCGTGAGTCCACTATAGGTCATCTTGCTATCGTAGGATTGGACGATGACCTGCTTGTCGGTTACGTTGGTCACCTTACCCGACAAAGCCGCTTTGACGCCGTCCGAAGACATGCTTGGTGAAGTGATGACGACACCTGTCTTACCAGCGCCGAACTTGACTTCGATGGTCGGGGTTCCTTCACACGGCCAAATAAGCGTCTCAGAGGAGGTTCCACCGGAGGTCGTAGAGGTCTTATTGTCCCCAGACGAGCCCCCGGAGGCCATGTACTTGCATACGGCGTTAACGTAGTCCCACATCGTGAGAGGGTTGTTGGGGACGTTTTGGTTCCACTTGTTCTTGTCGTCCGCCCACGCCGGGTAGATGTGGTGGGCCGCAACCTTTTGCCAATCGCCGTACGTGCCGAAAGCGGCTAGAGCATCGGCTCGAGCTCTCTCATCCTGGACGGTGGGAGGAGCGAGGTAGGCTTCCGAGTAGCCTTTGTAGTTGTTCCATGTGGTAGTGATGTACTGGTATGCACCCGAGGCATCCGAGTTAGCCATCGAGGTCTTGATCGTGTAGTTCCCGTTCGACTCTCTCTCACGGAGACCCTTCAAGAAGAGGTCAACATCGGCCGAGGATCCGGTCACGGTTCCTTGATCCGACCCGACACTACCCTTGACTCCGAGGAGTTTGAAGACTTGCTCCATGAGTTCTTCCTGGGAGTAGTCTTCGGCGTACTCGGTGGCGAGCTTCGTGAGTCTCTCAGGGATCTCGGAGATGAGGATCTCGGGTTGACTCCACCCTGCGACGTCCACTAGAAGACGCTGGAGGATACCCGCCGCACCCTTGTCGACTTCATCATTGTCGGGTTTGAGGAGGTTGAGTGAAGCCGGGAGGCCAGGATCCCAGTAAGTGTTGAGAAGACGCTTGAGGGAGCACTGGAAGTCGATCGTACAGGTCGACGGGTAGAGTGAGACAAGCGGGACTTTAGTGACGTATCCGGTGAGGACACGATACCACGAACTATTCTTCTTGAGAGAGACAGTGATGCGGTCCATTCTCTCGATCTGGTAGCCGCCACCAGTGTAGCGCCCTCTACGGTTGTTGAGTACGATGGACCCGTGAGAGACCGAGTCTATAGAACGCGATACGGAGCCGGAGATGACGTCACTCGAGATGTCGAGTTCTTCTCCAGGGTGTTGTCTCGGCTGGACAATGACTTGCACCTCGGGTGCGTAGACTAGTGTTTTCTCGGACATTACTCCCAGTCCTTCAAGTAGGCCGGCGGTTTCTCAGGCGGGGTATTTTCTAGGGCTTTGTCTTTGCTTGACGACTTCTTGGAGGCGTCTTTTTGCCTCAACCGGTCGATGTTGACTTTGCCTCCAGTGACTTTATCCCACGAAGTACCCCAAGAAGACGTGTAGGTTCTTCCCATGAGGAGGTCGGAGGCGAGAGACATAGTGACTGTGACGGTTGGGAAGAAGTTCCCAGTCGTTAATCCAGCGGGAATATCAGGGATGTAGCCCAAGTAATCCATCCCGAGTTCCGGGTAGGTGAATCTCACGAGAGGGTCGACTCGAGCCGCGGAGAGAAGATGACTTCCTCGGAAGAAGTCCGCCAAAGAGACTTGCTCTTCATAGCCCCTCATCTGGAGTTTGAGGGAGAGTGAACCTTGACGAGCCCTAACCGGGTAGTTTTGCCTCGAGTCTCTCAACTGCGAGCCGAGAAGTTGAGTCCCGAGAGAAGTCGAATACCCTACGACCACCACTGAGATCGATTGACCTGCACAAGAGAAGTATGCTTTACTCATTGAAGCCTACAATGTCGGGGAGTTGGAGGTCCTCCGTACCCCTATCGGGGAGAGGGTAGAGGCCTTCTTTGACCGAGAAGGCGAATCCACCTGCGGAGTAGTCCTCCTTCACAGGGAGTTTCACGGGTGCGGAGACAGGGAAACTTGGGATAAGCATTACATCCTCCCTACATAAGGCATCATGTTCGAGAAATAGACGGGTACTTCTTTGACGACGTCGCCAGGGACAGGGGCGTGGATCATTCGTCCGTTACCCGTGTAGATTGCGACGTGGTAGACTCCACCTGAGCCTCCCCAGAAGAGGAGGTCACCGGGTTGAGCTTGGCTATAGGGGATCTTAGCCGACGTGGTCGCCTGGTATTGTTGGGCGGCCGTTCGAGGTAGAGTCTTGCCTTGAGAGCGGTAAGATGCTTGAGTGAGTCCGGAGCAATCGTAACCTGCCGAGGATTCACCACCCCAAACGTACGGTGTTCCGATAGCGTTTCTTGCGAACTCGATGATGCTTGCCGCCGAACCTGTCGCGGTAGCCGAACCTCCGGATGCTCCGTTGTTGGCACTCTCATCGTATTCGTAGTGGAGTGCTTCATCGGCGTGTTCTTTGTTGTAGTCCGTTTCGGGACTCGAGTAGTTTTCGGCGACGTACCCGACTCCGTCCTGAATCTTCGTCAACGCCTCAGTTTTGAGTTCGCTGAGAACCGGGGTGAGGTCTTCGTCTTCGGCGACTGCGAAAGTCAAGGAGACGGGGAAAGTCACGTTCTCGAGACTATCGGAGATGTTGAGGCTTTGAACGTAGACCGAGAAACTCCAATTCCTCTTCGAGTAGAAAAGACGTGCCGTTCTCTTCTCTTCGAGGTCGTCGGTTTGCCAGGCAATGAGATCTCTCACGAAACGGATGAAGCGGTGAAACTCCTCTCGTGACCTCAAGTGGGTTTGAAGCGTTAGACCAGTGATGGAGATGCCTAAGAGTTGGACTACTCTTCCACCCAGGGTATCCTGCGAAGTCGTCTTCTGCGAATATCTCCAGGTGAAAGAGTCGGGGTCAAACGGAAAAGTGAACCCGCCTGGCCCTCCAGGTGCCGAAAGTGTCGTGGTCATTAGTCACCTCTCTTCGACTTCGGGTCGTTGGAGGGAGAGTTACCCTCTCGGGTTCTCTTCTCGTCCGGAGTACCACCCTCGGGGTCGTTGATCGAGAACCAGCGTCTCGCTTCGGGAGAGAGTGTGATTTCGGCGGAGGTCTTCCCAGCGGTTCCACTAATGAGGTCCTGAGGAGAGACACCGTTCTTAGCCGAGTTCACGATTTGTGCAAGACCCAGACCAGTGTTGTAGTTGACTTCACCCGTAGCGGTCTTGACGCCCCAAGTCATCTTGTTGGCTTCATCCGCCGAGTCGAGGTCGTCCATCCAGGCGTGTTCTTCGTGGTAGTTTTGTGCCTTCGTGAGAGCGGCATCGGTACCTGACGCCCCAATTCTTTGCTCTTCCTTCAAAGCATCGTAGTACTCTTGAAGCGTGTGCTCGTTGCCTTGAGAGTCCTTCCAGACGACTTGGCTTAGGCTTCCGGAATCGTATGCCGCCCCGAGGATGGCGCCGGTCTCGTCACCCTCCATACCCCAATTGGTCACCACGTCATTGTCCGTACCGAACACGTTGTACCATGCATCGGTGTCGGTGTGGATCTTGAGGCCTTGTCCGGCGATCGCTCCACCCGACTTACTCTTATCCATGTCCTTAGCATCGACCGCTTGAGCCTTGTTTCTCGAGGTGATCTCATCCATGCCAACCGCTTGCTTAGCCTTCTCTGGGTCGGTGGCGATGTTGTAGAAGTCCTGGAACTCCTGGTAGGACATGTTCTTGAAAATGGGGTTCGCGGACTTGGCGATTTCGTAAGTCTCGTGCGGGTTTGACCCCTCCATGGACTTGAGGTATTCGCCAGTGACAGCGAGGTACTCGGGGAGGAGTTCCTCGGCGGGTAGTTCGGTGACTTCCGAGACGTCGATGCCTCTACGAGCCGCAATTTGGTTATAGATTATGGAAGTGTAGGGGTCGTCTCCACCAAGTCCCATGAAGGCATTGGCAAACTTTGTTCTCTTCTCTTCGGAGACTTCGGCGTTCCCGAGCATGTTTCCCATGGCTTCCATAAAAGCGGAGGTAGCATCGGCGTTCAAGCCCACTTTACCAGCGGTTTCGGCGGCCGATTGTGCACGGGTTAACGCGGCCTCCTGGTCGCCTTCCCTCTCTCCTACATCCGCTCTAATGTTCTTCATCGTAGCGCTCAAGTTCTCGATAGACATCGAACCCTCGGAGACCGATGCCTTCATGAGTTGCATCGACTTGCTAACCGAAACATTCATGTCCCGGAGGTTCTCGGTTAAGAAGTCAGTGATCTTGTCGTAATTGTCGCCTTTAGCACCCGTGTTGAGTCCGGCCATGACGAGTTGGCGTGCCTGCTCGGTGCTAATCCAGGGGTCAAGTGCTAAGGCCTTGATCTCGGCGTCTTGCTGGACTTTGAAGAGGGCCGCATCCGCGCCAGAGAGGCCTCTCTTTTGGCCTTCCTTCTGGTAGTCGGCGTAAGTGTTGACACCCTCATAGATTCCACCAATAACGGCGGTTGCTCCAGCAATCCAGGGACCAGCGGCCGCAAGGCCTGAGCCGAGTTCACCGAGGAAACCACCCGACTTTGAGAGAACATTCGCTAACCCGTCCACTCCTCTACCTCTCAAAGCCGCTTGGCCAGCGTTCTTGAGTTTGCCTAAGTCTCCAATCGAGAACCCGTCCCCTGAGGAGGGCTCAGGTCTAGAAGGACGTGAAGGCCTCTCGGGTTCCTCCGGAGGGGTCGGGAGGGTATCGGTGTCTACGGGAGGTTTGGTGGGTGGAGGGGCGGAGGAGTAACTCGTCTCAGGTAAAGCCCGCTCCCGCTGGTTGATGATCTCGTATTCGAGGTCTCTTCTCTTCTCGAGTTGCTCGTTGTACTTCTCGACTCCCTCATTGAGGAGTGTCTGGTACTTGGCGAGGTCCTTTTGATTGTCGAGAGTCTTCTCGAGTTTTTGGGCGACTTCACCGTAGAAGTTCGAGATAGGGTTGAGAACATCTTTCCACTCGGTGGAGTAGCGGGAGAGGATGCTAAACTTGTCCGAAAGCTCCTGGACTTCGGTTTGAATAACGCGGAGTTCTTCCTTCGAATCGTCCGCTCCGAACTCGAGACGCGCTAGGACGCTTACTTCGTCATTCTCAAAAATACTCACTAGGTCCACTCCTCTAACTGCGGGTCTCTAAGTTCTACTTCTCCGAAACTCGAGAGTAGTTCGTCTAAGTCTTGGAGTTCGTCTTTCGAAATCTCCAGAGAGGCATCCTCCGGGTCCGTTTCTTTACCTTCTTCGGGGAAGGCTTTGAAGAAAAGTTCGGGGTTTTGGAAGTACGCCTGGAACTTCAAGGAGTTCAACTCTCGCTTGTAGTTGGTGTAGTCCTCCATGTGGAGAAGGTAAGAGAGCGCCCAGACCTGAATCTTGTCTATGTCGCCTTGAAGGTTCCCGGACTCCTTGCTTAGACGAAGAAAAGACTCAAGTCTAGGCTCTAGTCTTTTCCCGAGGTGAGTTTCTGGAGAAGTTTGTCGGTGTCTTCCTCGAGTTCACGGAATCCTTCGTAGATCTTGTTGACGAAGAGAGGGTAGAACTTCCCGACCTTCTCGAACTTCTTGGGGAGAGTCGCTTTCTCCTCGGTGGAGAAGGGAGTGTAGAGAGGCTCACCGTCGATGGTGACGATGGACGCGGCAAGAACCGCGGTCTTGAAAGCCTTCGAGAACCCTCGAGTATCCTCCCACTCCTTGATGAGCGAGATGACTTCGAGTTCCTCACGAACCGAGATAGTGCGGAGAAGAATAGAGTGGCCTAAGACTTCGATCGTCTTCGTTCTCGAGCCGTTGAGTAGGTGGGTTTTGAGTAGAGACTCTTCACCTTCGGTGAAAGTGATCTTCTCTACCTCTTCGGGAGTGAGTTCATCCGTCATTAGTTTCTCCTAACAGGAACCCCTCCCCTCGGGATGGTGGAAGGGGAGGGGCAAATTATGAAGTCGAAGTGTTAGTTAAGCCACTTCGCTCTAGTGTACATGACCGTGATGGACTTCGGGAGCTCCATCGTGTCGATTCGGATTTGCTCGGAGTCCTGGATATCCGTGATGGTGCATCCATAGTAGTTCTTGATGCGCTGCCCACCACCAGGCTTCTTGATGATCTTCTGGCACGAGATGTTTCCGAGAGCCACCTGCGTCTTGAAGACGTCGAGAATATCGGAAGCCGACTCGAGTCCAGGAAGTTGCTGCCAAACGGACTCGTTCCAGAGCTCGAAGTTGGTCAACTGGAGGGTACCTGCGCCGATCGCTCTAGGAGTGAGGATCTCGACAGGGTACTCGGCATCGAGAGGCTGGATGGCTTTCGGAGTAGCAACCGGGCGGGGTGCGGTGTCCGAAATGACCTGAAGCCAAGCAAGACGCTGGCCCCTCCAGGTAAAGGCGGTCCATCCAGATCCGCCGACACGTACGTTAGAATCAGCCATTTAATTCTCCTTAGTTCTCGGTGGTCTCGAGGGATCCGGAAGTGATGTTGAGCGCGTAACGGACTACGACGTAGTTCATCGGGACGGAGGCTCTCCAGGCGAAGCGGACCTCGACGTGGTCGGGTTGAGACGGGGACTGGCGAACCTTGAGGTCGGTGTACGAGAGGATCGTACCAGCGTTGACGAGTCCCTGGAGTGCGGTGTCCACCGATGCCTTGACGTTGGAAAGCGTCAGGGAGTCGATCAGCGAACCAATGATGCCATCATTGTCCAGAGTGTCACGGACGGCGGAGACCATGGCGTCTCTCTGGCCTACGATAGACCACTCACGAGTAGTAAGCGAGGAAGGATCAGTCGTTACACCGTGGCGTACTCTAATGGACCCGTTGGCCGCTTGCTCGAGAGTCGTGACACCGGATTGGGTTTCGAGGTCTCTAACGGCGGGTGCTTCCTGGCGAGGAATAGACTGGAAGCCTACAATCGACTTGCGAGTGAGAGGAATGGCCGGACCAAGGCTCGAAGCCAAACC